TTTCCATTCTTCAACTCCTCCACTTGTTTCTTTAAGTCTTCAATTTCTTGCTTAAGTAGTTTAATACCTTCTACTGCTACTACTCCTAACATACAGTAATCTACAGATTTCATACCATCACTGTCTGTATTAACTATTTCAGCAAAGTTATTCTCTAAATCCTATGCAACAGTACCTATCTGGTGTTTATCATGCATATCAAATTCTACAGTAGGTATATTACATATTTGATCTAATGTGTGATTTAATGGAACTATATTAGATTTAAGTCTAATGTCAGATTCTTTAAAGAACCCAGATGCATGCACTTCTGCAAAACCTCCGGTCGCTTGACCGTCACCAATATATAGTTTTCCAGCAGATACAGTGTTACCACTACGAGATCTATAATTTAACCATACCCGTTCACCTACTTCTCCATCTGCAAAGTTGAATTCATTACCATCGTTTAATACATTTTTGATACTATGCCAATCTGGAAGTAAATCTTCTGAAATAGCAACACAATCTTCATTATTTGGCATTAGTTTGAATGCCATGCGCTTGGAAACAGGACCATTAACAGTATAATAACTAACGTTATATTGTAAATTATATTCTTCTTTTGTATATTCGTAATATGCGTATACATTACTAATTCCAAGGCAATTGACATTTGAAGCGTAACTATGAAATAAATATTTCTAGTGATGTTCAATTATATCCATAACTACTTCTTTCAGTCTATCTGTTGACCCAAAGATGTTGTTTATAAATTCTATTGCCTCTGTACCAGTTACATTTTTATCCAGAGTTAAATATGAACCATTCGGGACATCAATTACTTTACCATAATTAGAATAATCTATTTCTCGTATAAGGTCGGGAATTTCAGTAGTTGGACTAATGCTTTGGCTACCCGAACCTGGCGCATATGTGTCAGTATGAAGAATAACTCTTGCTCCATGAGAAGCATAAAAGTGATATTTACCGCCACCTCGTACATAAACATAGCATGTGTCGTAGTTACTTAAAGTAGATAGACCTCGTACCGGATCAGTATTGGCAAGATTAAAATCTGACAAATGTACAGCAAGTATACTTCTTGAGTTAATTCCCCAGGCATATGGAGCAAATTCCCAAATTTTGCGAACACTAAATCCACGTTCATGTGTAGACCATGATGGTTTTGTACCACTATCTAATGCTACTAGTACTTCTACTCGTATGTTCATTCTTTCTCCAGCAGCAATCGTAACCGGATACCACGTATTTTCATCCAACCCGGAGGCGTCAATCTCTGTAAGTTGCATCATGTAGCCAACACTACGAGCGCTTGAAATGCTGTCGTTAACATACTATTTCAAAGACTCAATGTCTGCACTGCCTCCTTGTACTTCTTTATAAGTACCGTTGTCAGATAAGTATTTAGTACCATTACCATTGGTAATAATCTTATCTATTTTAGTTTTATCTGATGATGACATTAAACCTGCTTGAGATATAGTAGCTGAAGTAATAGTAAGAGTATTTCTACCTACTTGCTATGCTTCTTGTCTATAAGTAGTAAAATTTAAAACTGCTTCAGTAGTAGATTGATTTACATTTACTGTATCAGTAATTAGTTTATCGGGTATTCTATTCAATTTATCTGTAGTAGCTTTACCCTTATCTCCAGGATATGCAGTAGAACTAGTTTCACCTAATGCCAATGATTTAGATATTTCTACATAGTCTGTACCTGACCATCTATAAGTTAAATTAGTATCTTGTACTATATATATCTTACCAGATTCGCCAGTACCAGGTAGATTACTAAATGTATCAACTTCTATTACATCATCTACATAAGACGGTAATTGAGCAGATGGAATAATACCACTTTCATTCAAAGAAGCCAAACCATTTGGAGCACCTTTGCTGTTTATAAACTATTGTACTTTACTATTAAGTTCAGACGTATCTCCTATAAGTATCCAACTACTCTGCTTAGTGTAGTCAGCTCCTGGCTATAATTGATATACTTCTCCAGGTCTATCTTTACAGGAAACTAACATACAGTCATATTTCCATATACCTCCCTATTCATCTGTCCAGGTCTCTGGTTTTACTAGATCTGCATATGAATTAACTAACGATCTAGCTTCGAGAGGGGCATCTTTCTTTACTTCAAGATTACCACTAAAATTAAACGTTCCTCTATCTCTCATAATTAAGCAAATGTTATTTTAAATGAAGATGAACCGTTAGTTCCATCATTACGAGTATATACTTTATATTGTACATCAGTGCCTTGTACATTTATAGTTTCAGTAGTAACAGAGAATCTACTAACACTATAGTCTTCATACTTACCACTAAGTGTATTCAACAGCGTAATCTTAGTTACATTGAACTTAGCTGGTATCTTAAATGCGTGTTTATTGCTTGCTGTTTCAGCTACAAATGTAACATCTAATGTTTTATTAGTAGTCAGTCCTAATTTGGCAAATGTTGTAATATTATCCTTATTAGTATAGTAAGGATATACTCCTGTAACATTCAATGTTTTGGAATTAGAAGGAATCGTACTAGTCTTTGTAGTAGTATCTTTAGGCTCTGTCTTATGTTCTTCATTAGTTTTACCTAAGTTACTACACGCATAATATACAGGCATAGAAGCAAATGTAGCGTTAGCTGTAGGTCCAGTTATATCTACTTTCACTGTATTAGTACCTTCAATAGCTTTAAATGTTTTACTATCTAAAGTAACCTAAGCATGATTAGTATTAGCAGTAGCATTTTCTACACTTCCGTTAGTAGTACGCTTCATAGTATAATTAACAGAATTCAAAGCTACATTACTAGCATTAACTGTAATAGTAGTATTAGAAGAATCCTTTGTATTATCATTAGAGGAACTATAACCGTAAGTAAATCCACTATATGTTCTTGCTGTAGTAGACATAGTAGCAGCAGATAATGTAGTCTTCCCAATAGTAACAGTAGCACCTACTTCTACTAAGCCTGTATTACTTAATGTAAATGAAGGAGCTGCAATAGCTGCACTAACTGTACCTTCTTTGAACACAAGATTAGTAGGCCATAATTCTTTAGTAAATAAAGATACAAATAAATCCTACATGCTTGTATCAGGACTAATACTGTTTATACCAGCTTTGTTAAGTAAGTCAGCTAACGGACCACCTGCAACCGGTATAGCATCAGTAGTCTTTATAGTTTCTGTAGTATCTTCTATTAATTCCTGATAATTACCATTATCAGTTAAATACTTATTACCATCTCCGTCAGTAACTATCTTATCTACTTTTACTTTATCTGTAGCAGACATAACGCCTGCATTACTAGTAGTAGCTGATGGAATAGTTTTACTACCTTGAGCATCACCATCAAACAAACCTGATTCCTGTTTAACGTCATACTCATAGTTGAAAGTAACAGTTGAACCATCTGTAGTAAAGTCTGCAACTTCTCTAATGACGTTATCAGGTAAACTATTAGCTATATCAGCTAAATGCTTACCTTTACCACCATCATACGCAGTACCAGTTACTTCTCCAATAAATAGTCTTTCTGACATAACCACCATATCATTGCCATCCCAAAGATGTATGATATTAGTTCTGTTATACTCATCTAAACCTACTAATACATATACTTTAGATGTAAGTGGGTCTAACATGTCCCACTTGTTAAAGCTTCTAACATACAGTTTCTTATTTTCTTTGCAGTAGTAAATATCTCCTTCTTTAGCTTGATATAACAGTAAGTCCATTTCTGATACTGTATCTACAAACTTCTATATTTTTATTAAAGCTTGTAGTTCTACATCGCCATCAGATATATCCCCTATATAATCTATTAAGGACTATATACTTAACTTACCATTATGAATGCCATCTTGAAAAGGAATTATTTCTTTACCATTGAGATCTTTCCTTTCGACTAACTGACTTATTCTAATTCCTTTTGTAATCATATTACTTATTCTGTTTTTAATGCATTAATAGCATCTATAATAGCAGGCTTACAGTATTGATTTACAAATTGCATAATAATTTGCATTTCTTCATCTGTATATTCTAGCTCATCTTCAGAATTATATATCTTTAAAGCTAACGAATGAGCTTTAATACCACTACCTACTTCATAAATCAATTCACCTAATTGTTGTCTCGCATCCATACAAATTTTATTTGTTTTTTGGATGTCAGTGTATACTTCCAGTTGTGCAAAATTTATTTTCATAATTAAATAGATCTACTTCTAAGTATTGCATAATATTTGTTTTGTGAATATACTAATAGAAAATCCATAACATCTCCTACATTCACAGCAATCTATTCTATTCTATTACCATTATTATTATATAATATAGGTCTATTAGGATCACTGTCATTATTTCCTCTACCCCATATATTGCATTCTTTTGGATTACGACGTGGATTATAAACAAATGTTACAGGAACGGCCCATTCAACAGTTTGTATGGCTAACTTTGTTTTTACGCTATCAAGATGTGGTAATCCATACTTCATACGTCTAACGCTACTACCTATAAATATAGTCCTTGAATATTGCTGATACAGTATCTAATTTTCAGAAGGATCTGTAGCATAACTAAGTTTATAACCTACCACATCTCCATATAATGATAAACTTCCCGAGCCGTATATTGCCATATTACGAATTAAACTGCCAGTAATATCAAAGTACAGACCATCATTTATATATGCAGTACTAAAATCATTAGCATTACTTTTAAAAGAACCAAAGTATGAATAACCTAAAGAATTAGGAGTACCTATTAATGCTTCTCTTTCACCTTCCTTAAACTTTATATAACTAGAGAACAGCTTCATTCCGTTTATCTCTGTACCACCAAATAGCACACCTGTAATTTCAAGTGACTAAATAGTACCAGATAATGCTTCTATTTCTCCCCTTACGGATGCGTTATTAGCTACCATTTTACCATCTTGTCTAACTAAAAATGGAGCTTTAGATCTATTTTCTTCAGTAGTACCGGCCCATATTCTTACAGAGTTATTGTCATTTCCACCTTCACCAGTAATACCAGCTACTACATGGAAATCATTAGATGTATTACCAGTTTGATAACCAACTCTTAATGAGTTACCAGTAATAAAGTCTAATTTAGCATCTTTAGCTATAATCAAATCAGTATAAATACTAGCTACATTCTGAGCTAATTCTTCCCAATATTCAGCTCCACCGGGAGTACCAGGCTAGTTATCACTAGAAGATAAGTGTTTGCCTTGTCCGTGACCTCTATCTATAGTAGATATACATTTGTATGCCTTATAACCTGTAGAGGTTCCTAAATCTTTAATTAAAGCAATATCTAAGTACCTTAATGGTTGTACTGTTGGAGATACTTCACTTTCATTGCAATATAGTCTACCAGGCCACCATTCAGACCTACGTACTATTAAACCTTCTCCTGTATCACCTTTAGATACTTGCATTAACCAATCCGGATTACTATCGCTAGGTTTAGTATCGGTACCGTTTATATTAACACATAACCATAAGTAACCTAATACACTTACTCTATCATAGTAATCATAGTGAGTGTCTGGTTCCCAAGGTCCTCTATCATTAGCATATCTTATCTCTTCTCCATTTGGCTTTACTTGAGTAATAGTACCGGTAAAGTATACTGAATTAAGATATGCCGAATATCCTCTCATATCGTAACCAAACATATTGAGATTATCAAGATTACCAAATTGCATTGCAATATTCTTAGCCTTCTAATCCCAAGTATTCTAGTTTACTAAGTAACGTGTATAAGTACGAGTTGAGTAACAAGATGTTTGGCGATCTACATTAGTTTTATTACCATATGCAACAAAGTTCATTTGAGCACATGGGTGAAACGTCATATTCCAATAATCATCTACTGGCCTAAGCTTGTAACCAAATTTCTTATTTTGTGCATCTAGTATGTTAGTAACTTCAAAGTAAACAGTATAGAAACCCGCAAACTTTCTATTACCTCTACCATCATCTTCATCGTGTTCAGCATTTTCATCTGTCTTCTCTGAATGATATATACCCATACATAAGTCACCCATTGATACAGCCCCGTATTCTCCTTCTTCTAGTTTCAGTGTAATAACACCTGAATATTCATCTGTTTGTTCTACACTTTCTATTACACCTGCGCCAGGAGCATTCCACTTATCTCCTAATTGAATCTCTACACGATTATATCTCAATTCAGGTACTTCAAGGAATCTACGTAAAGTAAGACTATCAAATTCAGCATGACCATATCTGTCAATCTTACCACCAAATCCTGTAAGACCTGATGCAAAACCTTCTTGACCAAATATTGCTGATTCTTTAAACCACACTTCATAAGCAGTAGAATCAGGTTTAATCTTACTTAAGAATACATCATCATATATTTCTGTATTCAAGTTCTTATTAGTCCACTTCTATAATTCACTATCCCACGCTAATGCATTATCATTGCGTAAGTTACTAATAGTCACATCTTGTAAATCAACTAATTTACCAAGTAAGCCGGTTACTACTTTATTAGCAGCTATGTTTGACCATCTTTTACCATCGTATTGTAATAAGTCTAATTTAGCAGCGTCTACTATATTAGTATCTTTCATCTACTCAATACGGTTCTGTAGATTTATCTAAGTTTGTAAATCACCTAAATTACTACGTAATTGCTCTATATCAGCTGTATTAGCTGATATATTCTCATTAGACTTATCTAAGTCTGTATCTTTAGCATACTATATTAGACTATCTGATATAGTCTTAATAGATGTGGTATTTTTCTGTACTTGTTTTTCTAATGGAGTCATTTTTCACAAATTAAAAGTTCGTCATAGAATGTTTTTATACCTAAATCTACTCCTAAACTTTGTTCTAGCAGTATTGCTTTATCATCAGTTTCTGAAGTATCCTTCCACATTTCATCCAAAGGATGTACTAACTTGCTTATCAATGCTCTAAGACAATCAATCTATTCATCTGTAAGTTTTAAATCACTTTCTAATAGACGAGCAATATGATTAGCGCATATCCATTTACGTATACACGGTATACCTTGATTTGAGTTATACTTAACTTTTAAGTTGTACTCTTTACCTATTCTATATATATCATCTATTAGCATAATGAACAAACTCCATTTCTACAAGTTTTATTACAAGCAAAGCAATCGTGATTATTGTAGAATGTAGTTTTAGTATCTAAACATATATTTAACATTCTAGCTATATCTGTATAATACTGTACTGCATCGTCTATTAAGTTATTATTGATAGCGTAACTTAACAGATCTTGTTTCAATAAAAACAATATCATTCTATCTATTTGCTGATCATCTAAACAAGTACTACAGTTCTTACATAGTAATTCTACTTCTTTATAATATATATCAGCTTGATTGAAAAAGAATTGACTTGAATTATCTATAGTAGCAATAAACGCACTCATACACATATTTTCTAATTTATTAGAATCTATTACTATAGATAATCTCTATTCGTCAATCTTTACATCAGAGCTATAGTCTGTACCTAATACTAATAATCTATATGAATGCTTATCAGGATTTACTGAACTCCTGTTAGAATAGTTATTCAGTGTGTCTATGTATAAATACAAATTAGAATCTACTGAATCAGGTATCTTTGTATCTAATTCTACTACTATGTTGTGTTTTACTATTGTTATACCAGTTATCTTCATATTAATACTTTTAAATAAAAAAAGCTACAGGGCTACTTAGCCCCATAGCCCTTGTCAGCACACTGAAACACTGTTTTTATTATGCTACAGTTTCACCTTTGATAAATGACTGAATACCTTTATCAACGATACTACCTACCATGCTAGGACAGTATACTTCCGTAGTCAACGGAGTAGTCTTAATATACTGATTATCATTGCTAAGATACAGGTTATCATTTTCAATTACTGCATAGTCATAAGAAGTACCTTCTACTACTTTGCGAGCCTGTTCTACTTCAGGATATGCACCAGTAAACACATGACCTTTATAGCCCATGTAGCGTACTTCTGCATCACGAACTTGCTTCCAGAAACCTTTACCAGGATTACCCGGAGTCTTAGCAATAGTAGCACCAGATACTGCTTCCGGCTGATTAGCAAGCAATGCACCAGGAACAGTATGATACAGAGATACTTCCATATCTACTACAGAGTATTCATTCAGAGAATAAACACCTTCATTATCATCTTTAACCATGGCAGTCAAAGTGAGAACAGCAGCATCATTCTCAGCCTGAATACGACGATTTTTGTGAGCATTAATCTTCTTTACAAAAGCTTCTGCCAGTTTCTGTGCTTCATTTGATTCAGCGTATACTTCATAAGTATGAGTAAACTGGAAGTTATTAGCTTCAATATCCTTATACAGAACACGAAGTACATATCTATGACCAGCTACTACAGTAGCATTAGTTAAAGTAACTACTACTTTATCCTGAGTAGGTTCTACATTAGCACCAATTACAGCAGACGGTTTAGAGCTCTTTTGAATTTCATTAGAAAACTCAATATTAGCTTTCTAAGCAACCGTACCGTTAGGCATGGTAACATTAATTTTCGGACCTGCTACACCAACATAAAGTGAACTAGCTTTAGCAGCTTCAGCGGCAGTTTTAAGAATAGCTCTATTCTGATCAAACAAAGCTACTTCACCAGCATTCAAAGCATCAGCAGTAGTATAGCTAGCAGGGCATTTAGTACCGATAAGTACGGTATGAACTGAAGTTATCATATAAATTATTTATTTTAAATTAGACATATTAAGCGCTTCTGTCTATTTTCGCTTACTTTCTACTTTCCTAACTTGTTTAAAAGTTTAATTTCCACGTCAATAAGCGCTTTCTGTTAATGTTATTCCATTGAATTTACTTCATTAGAATATACATTATAATTTGGTAAAGTAGCCAGTATTAACTAAACTGCCAATTTAACTACTTCCATATGAGTATGACTAGGTAAATCTGTATACTCATCAGTAGGATTAGTTTTAAGGTCTACCTTACTTGGTTTTTTTAAGTACTCTATAGTATATTCAGATACTTTATACTGACCATCTGTGTACAAAGTAATTGTATTATCCTATATCAGTCTTATTGGTTTAGCTTTAGTGTACTTTAGATGATACTCTGATAAGGAATTTTCTTTAATTCTATCTACTGTTTCAATAGTACCTTCTATAGTATCACTATACTTTATTTTGTAGTTACCTAAAGCATCTTTCTCCCAGCAATTATTTATTACTCCATCTGCCGGAGATATACCTGCTGTATCTCCTAATAATATTACATAATCATCAGGCAAGGTAACTGTGTATTCCACTTGGTTTATTTTAGAAATGTCTGTATCTTTATAAGTGTGCTTAGTAACTAGAGTACGTAAATCGTCAGTGCGCTTTTGGTCCTATTCAAAACCTCTTTGTTTATAATTAAGACCAGAATAGCGTGTCTTCCAGAATTTGTCAATAGCTTCATTAATGAATGATATTATAGTATCAGATGGTAATTTGCCAGCTAAAGATAATTCAGGATTGATTAACTGTAATCGTCTCTCTACTTCTATTTGTAATTCTCTAGGGCTCATTATTCATTTAAGCTATCAAGTTGTACTTTAGTTTGTGTTCTCTATGACTCTATAGTCTCTAGAGCAATTTCTACAGCTCTATCTATTACTTCATTAAGTACATAATCGGGTACTTCAGTAATATCTTTGTTATAATCTTTATAACTAATATTTTCAGGATACTTAATATAAGTAATATCCGCTGTATAGGATTCAGAAGACATACGTATAGGGTCTATATAGATCTTTAAAGTATTGTCTTCTAATACTGCTATAGGAGTTTCAATCCAAGGTATATTGTTATATGTCTGTAAAAACCCCTTAGCTTTTTCATGATCCGTTAATGAACATACTGCTGCTTCACCATTAAAATGAAGCACACAATCTACATAAAACATTCTTTTAAGCTATTCTCCATCATTAAAGAAATTAGATAAAGTAAGTACATTAGAATGTGAGTAAGGATATACCAATGCCTGTGCAGCATCTGTCTTAATTAATTTCTATAGATCAGCAATACGTTTAACAGCACCTTCAAACCCTACTTTTAGAGTATTATTGCCCGTGTATTTGTTACATATTACTTCTATATATGCCTAATTAAGAAAGAGGTCTATTTCTTCAGGAAGGAATGCAGGGCAGCCACCAAAAGCAACTGCCTCTGAATTCTTATCCATGAGAACTTTAAATGCCTTATGTAAATCAGATATTTTCATTATTTAGATTTAATTTCCTATTGTATGGCAATACGAATGTCTTGGTTCTTCTTATTATTCAAGTAAGCAATTACATCATCTATACCATTACCAATCAGATCTGTACCAAAGAAGTATTGAGTTCTATTCTTACGAATAATATTCTTAGCAACAGCTTCTTCAATAACAAAAGTAATTTCTTTATTTGGGTTTTCTACCCATTTCATTATAAACTTATCAGGTGCAGCTTCAATCTGTTCACTAAGCTTAGCTTCAACCATTTCATTAGACAATGTATCAGATTTGATACCATATAGTCTAAGACACTTGCGCATATCTTCAATAGACATCTTATCCATTTCTCTATATGCTTCACGTTTGATTTTGTTAATCTTATTAACTTCTTTAGCTTCGCTATCTTTATTGATAATAACATAATCAGTAGAAGATGTAACATTATTCAATCCATCTGCTACTCTCTTATGCTTTTTCAAAAACAAATATTTAAGCTCATCTTCAGGTCTGTCTGTATCCAGAATTAGATCTTTCCTACCAATTTTAATAGCAAATGTATCCCAAAATTTGCTGCCAGGTGAAAGCTATCCTTCTGCATAACCAATTTCTTTTTCTAATCTGGCCGCATCTTCTGCATTTAAGCCAGTATATAAATTACCAGAACGTGTCCAGTATGAACTGATATAGTCATAACATGTAGACCATTTAGTAATACCAGTCCAAGGGTTTGTTTTAATTATTCTAACGATTACTTCCATAATTAATTAATTAGATTGTTCAGTTAGTTCTTCTTTGTATTTCCAGATATATTTAGCATTATTCCAAGCTCGTTTGTTGTTAGGATCTACAGGATTTTGTAGTTGTCTTTGAATGCTTCTTCTATCACATTTCATTTCTCTACTAGCACTAATTATAGATTCATATTCTCCAAGTAAATTCCCATCTTTATCGTATAGACAAATAGATTTTGCTTTTTTCATGCCATTTTCTCTAGTAACCTGTAACTGCTTTTCTGTTGCTTTTCTATTTTTTCTAGATTCTAAATCGGCTTTTCTACAAGCTTCAGATATAGTGGGTTTCCAATCTGGATCTTTAGCGAATAAACTAGCAGGAACTGTTTTAGGAATTCCAGGATAATCTTCTTTATACACCCATATATAAGGGTTTACTTTGGATCCTGTTATATTTCTTTGTTTTAAAGCATTTGATAACGTAGTTACATGAACGCCAGTTCTTCTTGATGCTTCGTTTACTCCAGAGTACTCTGCAATAAACTCTCCGTCTTTAGTGTATTGTAAAACAGGTTTTTTTCTAGTAGATCCAATTTGTCCCGATTTCCAATAAGCTTCTCTAGCTTCAGTTACTATTTTACCAGCTTCTGATAATTTAATTCTAGTAGCTTCTGTAACTTCTCTACCAATAGCTTTTTGACGAATTTTTTCTTTAGTTTCCTCAGATACTACTTTACCAAAAGTTCCATCTCCTCCTTCTGTCATGTTGTATCCAAATTCATCTTGAAGACTATTGTATTCGGAAATATATTGTTGTTCTTTTTTAGTTAGTTCTTCCCAGCTATTTGCAAAATCTATAAGCTCTACTGAGAAGTTTTCTTTACCATATTTACGTATGGCTCTATGAAGTTTGAAAGGACAATTGTGCTCGGCACTATAAAGATGCTCTTTCCACCGAGCACTCAATCCTTTACTTGTAATTCCAATATATACTTTATTGTTTACCTTATTTGTTATTTTATAAACATCATATGATCGTAACATAATAATTAAGTTTGGTTATATCTATATAACGCTAAACTTACCGCAAGGTTACCAATAAATGTATAAAAAAGTTAGAATTAGTCTTCAGCTTCCATGATTAGTTCTCCACACGCACGCGGGTCCCTTAACATTATTCCCATTTCTCCAAGGAAGAACACAGTGTAACCATCCTTACCGTTAGATCTCAGTGTATTCTTAGAGTTAGCATAACCAGACGGAGCTACAGCACCACCAGTATACCAAGTTACGAATTCACGATCTTTACGAACTACCTTAACGATATTGGCTTCACCATCACGACGACCCAGATCAAGGAATGTCATACGATATGATTCCAGAGGTTTCAGAGTAACCGGATGTAACTGACGATTATAAGTAGTATCATCATACAACGGGAAGTACTTCAGAGTAAGCTCAATACCATTAGTCATTTGGTAAGTCTTAAACTGACCACCAAATTTCAGGTTATCACCAGAACCAGTTACAAATACAGTATCCATAAGGTTCATAGTAGCTACCTTTTCCTTCAAAATACGGTCAAATTCACGCATACCCATTTCACCAGTCAAAGCAACAAACTTACGTTCGTTAGTACCAAGTACATTATAAGACAGGTCGAACAAGAAATCTTCAAGCAATTCAGCTGTCAATCTAGTATACATACGCTTGTTAGACGGAGCAATCTGTTCCAGCAAACCGGCACCAATAAATACCGGACGACCGTTAGTACCTTTCAAGTTACAAGAACCATCTTTATTTACATTAGATTTCATGTAAACAAGCATACGTTCACATCTCTTATACCACTCACGCAGAGCTAGCCATTCCTGATAGTCAGCCCACAAATAAGATTTCTTACCAGTCTTAGGATCTTGCAATGCAATAGCCATTACTGTAGAGTAAGCAGAACCTGTAATATCGTAATTAATACGAATAGTAGTCAGGTAGTTACGCATCTTAAAGTGAGTACTATAGTTCAGGATATCACCTTCTTCACTGTATTCCTCAACGGCAGAAGCAAGACGAGATACTTGAGAACCAGCTTTCAAATATTTAGCAGGTATATATGAAGTAGGATTACCATCTGCAATAAAGCAAGTATAAACCCACAAATTACCATCCTGATACGGAGCACCAGCAACACGCAACTGATAATCTTTATTATCAAGTTCAAGAATAGCCGTGGGACCAAAATAATTCTCTTCTAACCACAAGTAGATCGGAGTATTACCTAAACCAGCTGTAGTATTGTCTTCAATAGCAGCACCATTCCATTTAGCATCTCTAATGGTAATAGCTCTATCCGCATCAATCATTACATTCCACTCCCAGTTCGGCTTATCAATAGTCATTACGTTACCAAGACCGCCAGTCAGCATGTCAAGGGAAGTATTGTAACCATTATCTTTAGTTCCAAATACATAAGACAATACAGTAGCAACCTGATACGGATTCTATTGCGAAGCTGCTGAAATCTTATTCGTATCAATCAGGTCAGAGAAACGCTTACCTTTGTACAGAACTAAGTTATTAAGAATATTATTATCCATAAAATATTAGTAAATTATAATTTAGTTGTTATTTAATCTACACGCAATTGTCGTGCAAAAGAATCCCACATAGACTCAGTGCTAGTGTTATCCTGTCTTCTAGTCTTTCTACTTACTCCTGTTTTACTTAAGCTATTTTTAAATTTATTAATAGCCGCAGTAGAGCCTTCACTCTTTGCTGCCTTTAGTAAAGTATCACCCTTCATAGTAAAGTAGGCAGACTCGAGTAAGTTTTTCACGCTTTTGGAATAGTCTTTCTGATACTGAGTCTTTCCATCAGCTGTGGGTTTGAATATATATTCTAATAATGCCTATTTATCTTTTTGAGGTATTTTAATTCCACGAATATTATCCATGCCCTTTATTTCTGTCACAACGGAGTTAAAATACTCCTGTTGACGCTTTTTAAGCTCGTTAGCACTCTTTTCTTGCTCTTCTAATAGCTGTTGTTTCTTCTACTCTCTAATGTCTCTAAGAGCTTCTAATGCATCCGTAGCTTCATCCTCAAGTAAACCAGCATCTTCATATTTAGTAAGCTTCTTATCTATTTGCTTACTACTAAACCCTTTTTCTTTAAGGAATTCCTTAATAACTAATTTCTGATTTACTTCATTGTCTTCAATCTCAAAATCTTCTAGATCTAGCTCTCCATCAATTTGGAAATAATCTTTCAAGTTACCACCATTTTTAACAAATTTATCTAGTGCCTCTACTTCTTCACTAGCATACTGTGGTACTGAATTCTCTTCAATTACTTCCTGGAAGTACTCTACTAATTCTTCAGGAGTTTGAGGTATTTCTTCATCCTCATCTAATTCCCAACCCATTTTATCTGATAAAGCTTCAAAGAATGTAGCTACAGCGTTATCTTCAGTATCATCATCTGCCTGATTATCTGTATCAATTACAGTATCATCATCTACTTTATCATTCTTGTTATCTTTATCATCCTTAGAAGAATCATCATCAGGATCCTATTTATTGTCTTTGTCTTCTTTTTTATCCTGTTTAGCATCCTTATCATCATTAGAGCTACCTTTACCTTTTTTAGTAAGAGCTTCTAATTCCTCTTCTGTTAATTCTTCACTTGCTCCATCTATAATATCGCTATCATTAATAGATGTATTGTTATTTACTACACTACCTGGCATGAATTCTTCAAATACTTCAAAGCCGTTCAATGTGTTATTATCCATAATTATATATAATTAGATTAATTGTTTTTCTTTCTTCCTTTATGTTTCCAACGTCTAGCGTTCTAAGCGAATATTGCTCTTTTACGTGTTAAAGGATTCTTACTATGCGTAAGTTCCTCAGTAGTTTTACCAGTTCTTTTCTTTAGAGCGTTAAACTTACCTCTATTCTTTTTCTTAATGTGAATACCACCATACTTATATGAAGGTATGGGATAAACCGGCATAATGCCTGTATAGTCTATTAGATCATTCATTTAAGTATTTATTAGGTCCTAGACTAGAACAATCAAATGGCTGATTTTCTACCAAACAATCTATTAAATAGTTTATAATAAAATCCTTTTCGTCATTAGTAAAATAAGAATTCTACTCCCACTTATCTAAAATAGCAAACTATTCTGTAGTGTAATATAAATCCGGATTAGGATCAATGTATCCATATTTCATAGATACATAGTCTTCCATAAACTATTTCCAGCGTTTGCCTTTTTCAATTACTTCTTGTAAATTCAAGATTTTATTTTTTACATTCTCAGCGAATTTATTTTTCTTGTTCAATTCTATTATTGAAATATTTATTTACTCCAATTGCTCCTATACCTAACAAAGGTATAGAATTAAACCACTTAGTATATGCAGATAAGCTCTTATGTTGTTTATAAGCTCTTTTAATAGAATCTTTATCACCTAAAGAATCCATATATTTCTTAATTAAAGCAGTAGATACAGGTTCTTCTAAACTACTAATAGCTTTATCATTATACATTCTTGTTCTTAACTAATTCATGTAAGCTTTCTATTCTGTACCCAACTTAAAATAATCATCCTTTACATCATTAGTTTTCTTTAAAGATGCTTCAAGTTGTTTAAGCATATTATTATTTGTAGAAGTATCTCTATTTCTACTAATTATGAAATCTGTATAATGATTTAATTCATGTCTAGCTAGTTCATCTGCTGCCATAGGTCTGTATGGATTTACAAGAAAATCAAAATCTTCTGGTCCAGCACCTATACCTGTTTTAATAAAGTTTTTATTAGCCTAATCCTTAGCCTGCATTTTACCAATTTCTTTCATATCTATCCCCTATACTTCTGGCAAACTGAAGAACTTATGTTCGTACAAATCAGATAAAAGCTTATAAGTATCACTATAATTTGTTCCAAACATTTGATCTGCTTTTTCAGCTCTAACTCTATGAGCATAATCGTTTACACTTTCGAGTACTCTATTACGTTCATTTCTATTTGATGTTGTCAAATGCAGCATTAAGCAGATCCTATTCTCTACTTCTACTAACTGATGGTATATATCTTGCAGTTGGTTTTAACTGACGTAATCCACTTGGTATAAATGGTAATATTCCCAATGCAGCTAAACCAGCTCCAGTCCAATCTTTTTCTGTAACAGCATTATACACATCTCTAGCAGATAACGCATCTCCTATAGGGGTTATATTAGCAGCATTTTCTAGATCAAATACAGGTTTAAGTCCTTGCTCTTTAGGTCTACCATCGGGAGTTCTACCTAATTTAGTATTAATAGCTTTAGTAAAGTCATCATCCGGATTACCTACTTCACCTCCTTCTGCATAATTATAAGCGAAAGTATTAGTTAGATCTGATATATCCTGAGTAGTAAGATCTTTCCATTGATCAGGAATTGCAGCACCTTTATCTATCATTTCCTATATATCATCAGAGCTAAGTTGCCTATTAGGATCAATATAGTAATTACCAGTATCGTCCTTTAAAGTCTAATTCTTACCTCTAAAATCCCAAGTCTATGCATGTTTCTCATTAGCTTGATTTACATAATCAGAATACTAAGGATCATTACTAGGTATATTTATATTTGGAGTAGAATCTAAAATAGCTGGATTGTTATCTCCTACTATGTGACCTACACCTTCGTGCCATGTATTTCTAGGTGCTCCATAATATGAATACATACTCGGTACTGCAAATCCTTTAGTACCTTTAGCATTAATAGCTTGTAACTGAGATTTAATATTCTGATCTGTTGGAGTATAACCCTGTGAAATTAAGTTATCTCTCATAGCTTCTGTGGGATTCTTCCAAGTAGCTTTATTTATATCTGATAAAATCTTATCTAATTTGCCTTCCCCTAGCTAAGAGTTATACTTAGGATTATTTGCTCTTTGTTTATACCAATTAGTAGCGAATTCTTTCTAGTAAGCATTTTGATTCTACAACATTACATCATAGTCCAATTTGTCTTCTATGATTGATTCTTTTCGTATATCTTTCAATGATTTACGAGCTACTTCTCCACCATCTGCATACACGTTTATAGGACCTTCTTCTTTTGATTTAGTATATACTTTATCTCCAACAAAGTAAGTATTGTAACCTATTTTAGCATCTTCTGCTAATCCTTTCCAGAATGTAGGATGTAAAGATGTTTTTAATATTTCTCCTGTTTGAGGATTTCTAGTAGGCAAATGATAAAATCCGTCATTTTCTAAAATAGGCTAAGCTCCTGATTCATATGCTCCTCGCATATTATATTCAGTATCATCTGTATACTTAAGATTATCAGGTAAACTATTCCTCCAATCCCAATAGCCTTTACCGGGATTATTTTCCCGGTAAGACTTTAGGTTTTGCATTCTCTATTTAAATGCTTGTTTATCCATGTTAATATTTACACGTTTCTAAATATAACTCTAATAAATTAATAAGACTTTTAGGATCAGAAGAATGAGCTCTAAGAGATATCAATGGTTTTTCATCTACCCTTGCTATCTTATCGCGTAATAGCAAATGATACTTTAAACCATTTCCATCTAAATCACAAGTATACCACCAATAACAATTATAGTTATCATTAAGATCTTCAGGATATTTTTCCTAAAGATGTTTTATAGTTTCATTTCTGTCCATAAAGTTTTATCTTATCATTTACCGCCTTTACCTTTTTTACCACCGGATTTCTTTCCGCCTTTTCCACATGCCATAATTTATTTCTCCTTATTTTTTATTTTTATAACTGCCTATTTTTACATATTTAAACCAGGAATAGTGCTTGCGCTCTTTACAATAGTTTAAGTTTTTATCATTATTGTGAGCTTCTTCTTCAAAGCTAACGTCATGATATTTATCGCTTTGTTTATTCCATTTACAGGACAACATTATACATAGGTATTCTATACCATACCATAAGTAAAAAGGAATCCAAAGCATTTCCTACATCTGTTTTAGATGTATCTTTTCATGATTGTATTCATCCGCTGTTACAATAGCGTCATTTCTCTGAAATATAATACCAAAGAAATTCATTAATTTATAACCTTTAAACGGTATGAATTTATTCTTAATTATCTTCATATTACTTCTCTCCTACTACTCTGTTTGCTCTAGCTGTCTTTGCCTTCAATTGCTCTCTCTTGTAAGCTTCTTTATCTTTCTATTTCTGTAATTCCATTTCTTGCTTCATTTTCTGCTTTTCAAGTTCAATCTTCTTATTCTCAATTTCACGTTTCATTTCCATTTCACGCTTCTTATTATTGAACTCAAATCGTTTAGAAGCAATATCAGAATTTACCTTTTGTTGTTCAATAGCTTGCTTACCTATTTCAATTACATCAGGTACTCCCGATCCATCTTGATCCATATTCTCAGCACCTCTATAAGCATTTAATTGAGCAACAGTTATCTTAGTAGCATTATTAGAATCAATCTCATATTTCTTAAGATCCATTTCAGCTTCCTTAAGCATAAGCTCTTCTTCTTTAATTTCATTCTGAATTTGAGCCATTTGCTGTTCACGTTCTGCTTGAGCTTGTTCCATAGCTTGTTGCTGTTCCATTCTCTTTTGCTCTATTTCTTCTAATTTACTTCTAATCATAGTGACATTATCCATAGTAATAATCTCGGCTATATCAAGTAAACTAGCTCCATTTTGCATAGCAGGTTGCATTAAGTTCTTAAGAGCTTCTATTTGTTGTTGGTTCTTAGTAGTATCTTCTACAAATATATCCATGTCTTCATAGAAGAAATCATCCGATAAAGTTAAAAATGCTCTAGTAGCATCATCTAATACGTACTGTATACTAGTCTTATTGTCTTTCCAAGCATGTTTAGCTGTGTCTAATAACATAGTTAAACATTCTTTTTTTACCTAATTATGAACCCAAAACCAAGGTTCAGTAATATGAGCTGACTATACTACAGATCTTTCTACATTACCTACTAATTCATTAGATGAAATAGAACCTTCTCTTTGTTTACTTACTCCGGATATTTCAGATAACATAGATTCTATCTTATCCATTAGATTAATATACTAGTCTATAGTATTAGCCATAGTAAGATCAAGCGCGGATATCTAATTGAACTGACTAGGCTTACCACCTTCTCTACCTGGAATATCCCAACCTTCTTCATAAGGATTTACAAAGTTAACTCCAAGGGCTGATAAATAATGCATCCACTTAGCTACATCTATATTCATAGACTTAGGTATCTAAGTAATGTCCATAGTAACTACTTTACCCTTATCTCTAGCCATAGCTAATTCAAGACGATACCATAGTACAATATACATATATTGTAGTGGCTTCATCATACTAACAAGACTACGTGGTCTACTATTAGTATTGTTATATATTACTCCAGTATAAGGTAATCTTTGAGCATTCGGATTATCAGCAGATATATGCTGATACTCAATAGGCTATATACCAACATATAAGTCCTGTCCTATTCTATATCCTTCCCATACTTCTATAATCCATTTCCATTCAACATCAAGTTCATTGCCCGTTTCTTTGTAGGTTTCATCTACTTGGTATTCTTCTGGCATACCTGTTTCAGGATTGATTATATTAACAAAACCTATCTTCTTTAAAGACTTCCAACAACAATGCCATACATGTATATTATCAGCTTCTTCAAAAGGATTGGAACTGAAGCCATTTATGCTGTGAGTTTTAATATGAGGATAGTCTAAAGATGTTTTTCTTACTTCTGGAGTTACACCACCTTTAGAGCGATCATCCATCATGTCTAGCAACTCATTTAGTTGTTTTTCTGACATTTTATCATATAACCTATCATATACTTCAGTGAGAGACATAATCATCTCATAACAGCACCATTGAGCCTCATGTATAAACTCTAAGTCAGAAGTATCTGAATCATAATCAAAGTATATTGGATTGATACGCTGCAAACATGGTTCTCCATTTACTATACCAACATAGTATATTTCTTCTCCACCTATTAAAGCATCTTTCCACCCTTTAAAGAACTCATGAGTAATATTTAATTTATTCTTTAAGTAATTAAGACTATGATATGCAGTTATTTCAGCAATATCTTTATAGTCTTTACTTATGTACTTTTGTATCTACTCAGGAGTCATTATTTCTCCAGATTGCAGTGCTTCTTGATACCTAGCTTGTTCTTCAGGTCCTAGTTTACTCATGATTGTTGCTTGAATATAATCAACAATCATTTGTTTAGCTTTATCCTGTATTTCGCTAGTAGCTATATCACTAGTATGTACTACTCTGAAGTTAAACGGTCTTTTAGTTTCTTCTCCTAAAAGTAAATCAATTTTTGGTTTTATTATATTGTAGTCCTGAGCCATAGCTGGAAATCCATCCTATTGTTTGAACGGATTAGTAACGTACTTAAGATCTTTCTCGCTGTATATACTATTATAAAGATCATAGTAAGTCTACATTTCCTCTTTGCGGCTTCTATTATTACCATCTCTAGAACTACCCTGACTATGTCCCGCTATGTAGTCTACACAAGCTTCTTTCCAGTCTTGAGTCTTCTTAGACATAGGTAGTCTCTATAAGGGAAATTGATTAATATTTCTCATAATTAAAACATATATGCTTCTATATTATCAGCTGCTTCGTCGTCACGAAACCACTGTTGAGTGAATATAGGGCCATCAAATAATACCCTATTTCTATTCTCTTTTTTTACTTCTTTTACTTTAACATTATATAGCTGTTCTCTATATATCATTACTTGTGTCAACGCCATTACCCTATCCACGTTAACTACATCATTTGCAGCTATGAGTTCTTCTAATAGCGGTTCTGACATAATGTTGTATACATTTTTCTTTCCATCAGCATTAATATCATTAAGCCAGTCTTTTATAAGACCCCAACCCCACTATTTGATCTGTTTATTCATATGACAACCTTTTTTTCTATTTACTTTAGAATTACTAACAATGTCATTAATAATATCAGGTTGGTCAGCTAGTAAGTAATCACAATGCTTATTAGTAAAGTAAACAAATATACCTTTATTTTGATTTTCATACATTGCTCTAGCATTGTAATATAACAATAATTTTCTTACATTTTCATAAAACTCTTCTGCTGATTTAGGTCTACCAGTATACTCAGCTACTATAATATCTGAATATTGTTCTATAGATTGAACACGCTTATATATAAAGCAGGAACCTAGAGATGTAGTACTTGATTCATCATAGTCATATGAGTCAATACCAGCTATATAAAGTCCAGGGCTAGCATCCTTATTTGGATGTTCCCATATCACTATAGATCCAGTTGGATCATCTCCTATTAGAGCTCCTGTAGTTTCATCTCTTTTAGTTCTTAAAGGATAGTGAGTTATGTCTCCAGTCTTCTTAATTACCCATTTAATGGTACCATCAGGTTGCTATACTAGATCTCCTACCTATTTATGATTCTATAGTTTCTTATTAGTTCTAAGTAAAGATAGCTATTCCTATAATTCTTTTTTAGGAAATATATTACCATTAAATTCTAGCATAGCCTCAGCAGGAGTAATAGGTCTCTCTGCTACATATCGGTCTACTGCTGCATTACTAGTAGCATTAGATATTACTATCTATCTTTCGGCTAATATATGTTCTAAAGACTTTTTTCTAAACGTATTACCATCCTCATCCATGTATATACGTTTACCTTCTTTATCACGTATATCAAGGTTAGTATATTGAGGTACAAAGAATCCACATTTATTAGTAGTAGCTGTTTCATCCCATATGTTATCAAATCCTAAACAGTTATAACCATCGGGATTATAGAACATATCCTTCATAGTTTCAAATGCAGAACCTTCGTCACCACCTGTTCCCCATACGATCATAGTACCGAATGCTATACCATCCACTTCTACTGACGGTCTTGCAATCTGCCATGCAGCCCCTAATTCTGAGAAAGAACCTCCCTCTTCAAACAAAATAAGATTAGCTTTCTTACCACGAACTACATCAGGATTATCCTTTAGAGTAACACCAATAATCTCTGATTTATAACCCATTTCTATTACATTACCGTAATCATCTTTAGTGTAGAAACCAGCACGCCTACGCATCTAAGTATTAACAGATCTCTTCTTACCCCATGCTGTATTTTTATCTATAAAGTCCATATAGTCCCATGCTTTAGTAAGAATACCATCATCAGTCAAATACTACTTATTTGATGCATATATAAATGTTTTACTATTAGGAATTAAGTAATAGTTTCGGCAAGCCATAGCTCCACCTTTATAAGAGAATCCCTTTCTACGTGACTTTAATAAGCACAGGTGTTTACCAGCTTCTTCTGCTTCTTGAACTGCATTAAAGTAGTAATAGTCATAATCCCAGAAATCAGGAAAGCTAACTTCATTTACACGTTTTACCACTGTATTACCTAACTTATCAGTAGTAATATGATTAACTATTCTAGATATAGGACAATAGTTTAAATAAAAATAGTTATATCCACTGATAAAGTCTCCATCATCAGCAGTATAACCATTAATACATCTATCTCTTTCTTCATCCCAGAATTTGTAAAATTCCGTGGTTCCTTCTGGATACTGACAATATTGTCCTGTATTTAGAAACTATATTGAAGCCTGTCTAAATTTATCACTATTTACTATTTTCTTATTAAAATCTACCATACTATTTTAAAAAAGGGGCGCGTTTCACAACGAACCCCTTCTTCATTTAAAAAAAACATGTTTAACATATGTTGCGGACCCACGACTCGAACGGGAACTTATGATTATGAGTCATACGAGATGCCTTTTCTCCAATCCGCAGTACACAGGCTTATACGTGACACCTGTCTAACACGCTGGCTTACGATCCAGTCCTTCATTAGCTGTGTTTACTATTGATCAGATAGTAAGTGACTTAGGAAGTTACGTTGCTCCTCAAAAGCTTCAATATTTTAAGTAGTTTACCAGTATGGATCGCACTTCTGCGCCCAAATCCTTTAGTATTTAATGTGCAGTTTGAATATACTACATTACAGTTTTTCCGATAAACTACTTATAAGGACTAGTATTTTAAGCAGTCTGCTTGCAGTCAGACTGCATTAATTCTTTCTTCCAAATATAGCCTTTACATGTTTTAGCTCTACCATTACAAGCTCTTTGTATTGACTTATAATCGGTATTCACAGATTTTGCAGCATTGTGCATTCCTATGTAAGTAGCAACTAATATATTATCCAGTGTGTACTGATAAACTAGATACTTTGTAGATGCTATTCTTAATTTTTCCTTCTGTTCTTCTGACATCTTTTTACCTTTATTGAGGCTTACCATTCCTCTAATCCAATTAGAGTTTCCGAAATAAACTTTACCATTTCTATGTCTTTCAACTAGAGTAGCTTTGTTCTTTTCATATTCTTCTAACCATTCAGGAATTTTAGACTTTTTGTCTTCTAGTTCTTCTTTAGTATAAGCTGCAATAAAATTATTACAGAAAGGATGAATGTAGGTATTGTTACATAATCTACCAATATTAGAACGACTTAATTTAGTAATAGAAGCTGCATCTTTTATTGTCCATGCATATATGTAATACTTTTCTACAAAATTATATAGATGAACTCGTTTACCAAAAACTCCTGATGCAACAAGTTTTTTAGAATTTTCAGATACTTTCTTTTTCTGTTCTTCTGTCATTTTAAGACCTAAAACTCCAAAATCACCACCTTTAGTGCAGTTATATCCATCTGTATAGGCGTTGTATTCTTCTATGTATTTTATTTCTAATTGATCTAATTGTTTAATTAGATCTGTATTAGTCATATCTGCGTCCGGAATAAATGATTCTAATATATCTATTGTGAAGTTATGAAAACCATATTTGTTTATTGCTCTATAAATAGGTAAGTCCAATTTACCATTTTTAGCATTTCTCATATGGTCTTTTATTCTTGATCTAATTTTAATACTTTGGCCAATGTAGCATTTACCATTTAAGTTATTTTTGATAATGTATATACCAGCTAATTTTGGATCTATATCTCTATATGTCATATCTGCAAGTTTATATGAATATTGGTTGGGGAGGTAGGAATCGAACCCACTCATACAGAGGTTTAGAATCTCCAGCACTACCGTTATGCAACTCCCCAGTGCACGTAGATATATTTTAATTGCCTCTACGTATGGCAAGTGTATTTAGAACCAACTAAATAGTCTCTTATACCAAGGCTTCTTAACAACTACCTTACATAATACAGCGTCTACTTCTTTAACTTGTTCCCAGAAGTCTGCACCATCTTTAGTCAAATCAAACGTAATAATCAATTTTGTTTTCATAATTTGCTTAGTTTATTCTTAAAACGTATTGTTTAATTTAGGTTATAAATTAATGTATTATTTCACCAACTCATAAGGATTAACCTTAGCGTCACCTTTAACTTTACCCATAGCTACTTCTTCAGACTTAACCATATTCTCTAAAGTATCAATACTTTTAAGTACATTGCCTACTGATGTCATACCTGCTAATAAGTCTTTAATTTTCTTTTCATCTAAAGTATCGTCAAGCGATTCTTTATAGTACTTACTGATGCTATCTAATTTCAGTCTCATATTATCAAGCATCTCCAGCGTACGAGTATAACAGAATGCTTTATAGTCGTTTTCACAGCTAATCTCTTCAGCAGTAAATTGGTAGTTTTCATCACCAAATATTTCTTTTTTTAGCTTTTCCTCTCTACTATCAGCTTCCATACTCTGAACATACGGACTATTCCATTTATTCATAAGCACTATATAGCTAATTACTTTAGTGGCGTGCTCTTTATCTGGCTTATCAGCATCCCATACCTTTTTAAAGCATGGGATACCTAAAGCATCTGAGTGAATAACTACTTTACCACCTATAATGTCAAATAGTTTCATTAACTTCTATTTTCTTAGTTAAGCTTTCAAACCATCTACTAATGTCATCTTTAGCTACTAGATCGGTGCATACTACTACTTTAGTATTATAATCTACTCCATTCCAGTTAACAAAACATAGTATTAGGTCTCCTTCGTTATAATCTATTACCTCAGTATCAGTAATTACTTGTCCAGACTATTTAGCAAAGAACGCACCTCTTACATCAAAATCACTGGGTATATTTTTAATGGCATTAGTTTCAGTATCATATAGAACTTTATTGCCGTATTTGTTTATTAACAGTTTATCCATATTAATAATTTGGAGTACATTCACATTTTAGATCACAATCACTACAAACTTTTTCAGTACGTTTTGCATTTTCCATTTCTTCTAAGAATTTCTTTTTACGTTCAAAGTAATTGTTTAAATCATTGTTATTAATAATAATTAAATCTCCTTCTTTTTCATTACCAATACGATACATAAGTAATACTACATCACCTTTTTCTACTTTATATTCTTTGCCAGATCTTATAAGAATACCGTCTTCATCAATAATCCACACATGATCTATATCGTATACTGTATCAATATATTTTAAATCTAATGTATCAGTATTTAATTTTATTATTGATTTTCTTTTATCTAAAACGTATTTATTCATAATGTCTAATTTTTAGTCAATTCTATAACCTAAATAATATTCCTTACTTAATCTCTATAGTATACTTTCAGCTAATTTCTAAGGTACATTTGGATTCACATACTCTGAATTATTTTTGTACTTCTGTAGTATCTCCTGAAACTACGCTATCTCCTTTTCTAGACTCTGAGTTGTTATATTGCTGCGTATATTTTTCATATAATTTATCACACAAGTAATCTATCTGATCTGCTCTATCAAGTGTAGTTTCTTTGTTAGTATTCTCTATAATCATATCAGTTACAGCATCTAACATATCTCCACTAAACTGATCATACATCAATTCTCCAGACATTATCAACTCTTCTACTTTAGAGAATAATTTCTTCATCTTTTTTGTAAATGTAGAACTATCTGCACTATTTTTCTCTATGTTCCACATCGTTATACTTTCTTCCTTTGTCATTACTCATTAAATTTAATTACGCTACTACTGATACAACTTGCTGCCCAACCAAGTAAATAAGCATAGCATTCATTTCTGCTGAAAACATCTGCTGATAGTCCAAGACTATCGAATATATAATCTGTAACATGTGTTGCCTCATGAGGTATAGTATTTGATAAATCATCACTATCTAGATCAAAAATAAGTACTAATACACCAGATCTTCCTGAATTCTTGTGTATTACTGGTATTGTCATAGCACTAGTACATCCTGTTTCATAATCTTCTACTAGATTTTTATAGGTATCTGGATTCTCTTTAGTAAAATCATTTATATTACAGAATACAAACATCTTATCTAGATCTGTAATTTCAGTAGCAACCCAAAGTAATCTAGGATAAACTACAGGATCGTATTTGTCAATTTTTCTTTTCATACTGCTTCTTTAACTTAATTTTACCTAAATATGTGAATCTGATAGCTTTATCTTCCATATTTGTAATAGCTTCATTAGCAAATCTAAATGGGCTATTGCATATTACCTCAATAACATGATACGGTAGATTATATCTATTACTTAATTTAGTATATATACTTGGTTGATTTTTCATTGAAATTTATTTTCCTGTAATACTTACATTCATCTAAAGTAATAGAGCTACTTATAGTATTTGGTCTAATTACATTAATAATGTCAGCTATATCTAGCCAGTTATTAGAATAACGTAAACTACCTGTTATAACGGCTAATTTATTTGCTTCTAACTTACTATACTTACGTATAGGTTCGTATATAGCAGTATCATTATCAAAATTACCATTAATACTTAAGAGTTCTGTTTTTTGAGTAATAAGAGTAAATTTATTATAAGGAAGATTCTTTCTTGAGATATTATACCAAATCTTCTTAAGTAAGCTATAATCTTTCCAAACTACAATAGATCCAGGCTCAAGCATTGTTGATTGTATTTTCATCTTTGTTCAATCTTAAAATTATAGTTATTTGTACTCTATCACCGATTACTTCTGGTATTAAAGCCTTATTAACTATTACTTCATCCTCAATTTTACCTTTTACAAGTATACCAGAATTCTTAAATTTAGTAATATATCTACTTAAGTTATCTGGAGTAATACCAAGGGTTTTTCTGATATACTTTCTATTCTCAGTACTAATTACATTCTTACTGATATTGGGGAGTTTAGGAGTATTTATATCTATTTGTATAAATGTAGATAATAGTTCTAACTCCCTATCAGTAAGTTTAAGGATACCATTAAGGCTTCTTAGAAATTCATTATATAAATCGGTTTTAGATACTCCTTTAACCAATTTATTCATTTTCTAGTCTAGCTTTAACGTTATCTGCAAATTTAATTAAATTGTAAAGTACTGTTTCGGATTCTACTTTAACGCAGGGTTGTAATTCTCCTTTTTCAAATTTTTCCTGGTTTTCTTTAAGATTCTGCTTATATTCTTTGATTTTCTCTTCTAAGAACTCTATAGTATCTTTAACAGTATCAGATGTAGAATCTACTTCTACCATAATCTCTTTCTCTACTAGTTCTTCCGCAGTATTAGTATCTATCATTGCTGATCTAAACTTATCACCACAGTATACATCAAGAGTATATGCGTCCAATTCTTCATTATAAGAAAGAAGATCACCTTTCTTAAAGAATCCGTCTTCTTTTACTACTTTTAAATTTTTCATACTTTTACTTTTAATAGCTATTGTTGTTCTACTAAACCTAAAACGGTTATGTTAAAAATTTGTTAATACTTTTTAACATTTGTTAACATTTAAGGTATATATAAAGAAAAACCCTAGCCAAAGCCAGGGTTTATCTATAATATTTATAATAAAAATTTCATGTATGTATAAATATTGATTATTTACAAATTGCGATTATATCGTATGTTTTGACTAATTGACTGTTTTTGAATAGATCGAAGTCTTTAGCAAATTTCTTATTATATACTACCTTATCTCCGATATTTAATTCATCTTCTTTATATGAAGATGGCAAGGCTAAAACAATACCAGTAGCCCATTCAGATTCTACTTCCTTTGTTTCTGTCTTTGTTTCATACTTATTATATCCTTCTTCATCCTTCTCTCCTGTAGGAATTTGCTCTGTAATTTCCTTAGTAACCATAATAGGATCTAAAGGCTTAACCAACGCATCCTTTAAGAAGGTATAATTAAGTTTCTCTAAAACTGATTCTAATACTTTATCTTCGTTCATATTCTTTAACTTAGTTTAATACTATAACGTAAAGTATAGTAATAGGTTCTTATTTTATTGCTTTATTTTAAATATATTACCGCCATTAGAAGTACAATAAGTAACTGCTTTAACTGGACAAGTTAACTGACTTTGAAAATAACATCCATCACACTTACCTCCTTTAGATGGTTCTACTATAAACTGCTTACCATTTATATCTATAGGTAGTTTATTCTTTATTATCTTTGTCAACTCTGGATCATTTATTGTCATTTACTTTTCCCTTTCCATGCTTATCTAAGTAAAGCATAGCTATTGCATTCCAAGCTACAGCAGCTAAATGATTTACTTTAGTTTCTTCATCAATCTTATTTCCCTTTTCATACTCAAGTAAGTGTCTTAACATAGCTGCTTTATAACGTTGATAACCATTTTCTAAGCCTTGCCAGTTATTATCTCCATACTTAATAGAACCAGCTGTATAAAGCTTTACTATGTCTTCAATCTCTTCTAAAGGTAGTAAATCCCATCTTAGTTTACCATCTTGGAAATCATTCTTCTTCCCGCTCTTCTCGCTTCCCATAAATATATTCAAAATAATCAACTATGAATTGAGCTGTCTCTTTATCCTCTCCGTCTTCTATATAAGAGTTTATCACCTTTTCTCTTATGTCATTGGTATAAAAGAGAATTAAATTATCAAAGTCTTCAGTACTACCAAATTTTAGGAACTTGCTGTAAATATTCTTCAGACCCTTGTTTGAAGGGTAATATTCTACTGCTTTTATTTCTGCCATAGTATAATCTTTTTAAGTATATAACCTTGAGTACAGTAATTAGTAACTCTAGGAGGACAACTATTATGATATAAACTACAACCTTCACACATACCTTTATGCAACTCAGGTACTAACTGATAAGGTTTATTACCATGATATATTATCTTTCCAGAGTAGGCTTTATCAACTTTAGTTTCTTTATTCATATGTATTATCTTAAGTAAAGTAGTATAATTAATTTATCTAGAGTAAGAGCAGTTATGTATGGCTTACTTATGATATAGAACTTATTAGTCTGCATTAGTAGCCTAACCCCTCTTACTCCCCTATAAACGTCTAATATGCTATTTATGTTACCTTTTCTTTAACATTTATTAACATTATTTATGATTATTTAACGCTATAATGTTAATACTTTTTAACATTTATTAACAATTCTTTTAGCTCATTAGCTAACTTCTGTGCATCAGGATGAGCTGCTTTACTACATCTAAGTTCAAAGAAATTTTCCCAATCACTTTCAAAACCTGTCATTACTAGTTCTGTTTTAGTAGCATTAGGTAGTACTACTCTTGCTTCTTGAGGTTTATAACCCATATCAAGCAATGATTTATAATAGTCTTCGCATTTCTGTAATATTTCGCAGAAATATCTTTCTCCAGATTCTATAATAGAACTGTTATAATTCCACCAAGAAGGCATAATAAAGGTAATTTCATTATTAAATTTATCTTTAGAGTAGTTACAATATCTTTGAGACTCCTGTGCAAAGCTAAATACTCTATGTCTTACAAACTCATGACTTACTCCTCTATCACATATAAATTTCGCTGTAATACGTATCTCATGATGCTCTGTAGGCTCTACTTGATATTGTAAATCATCTAATCTATTATTCTCTACTATAACACGCATATTAGTAGTTATATAATAGAAATAATCATCTTCATTTACTTTAGAGTACTTATTTCTAATATAGAATATAGGATCTCCAATGTTCATAGCTGTCTTAGCAATAGTAAGATAAATAGTACCGTGTTCTAGTATAGCTCCATGCCCTAACTTGATCATACGATCTACAAACTCTTTAGCACTATCTTCTGTTATATTATTCTCACTCTTATAACAAGTTCTCCCTGCTAACTCTATCATCTTATAAGGATCTTTCTCCTCAATTATCTGTACGCTAGATTCTATTAGTTTCATATTAGTTAAATTTTATCTTCTATTATTTCTACTGGTATCATATATACGTGCCCTTCATACTCTGGCAGACCTTGTTGTACCACGTAATACTGTTCATCTACTTTTACTATTTCAGACCATCTATCATCTGTAGGTCCTATGTAAGCAGATCTCTTATATAACTCTATAGACTTACTAAAAGGAATAGTATTACCTATTATTTTATACTCAACATTCATACTATTATAACGCATTGATTAATAATAATTACAAAAATTTAACAAATTTTATAAAAAATTTAGAGGTATAAATGCCCGTGTGTGGACTACCACAAAACAAATCCCCCACCCCTGTTAGAAATCGGGAAGTCCCCGGTAGGTCTGTTATGTTTACTTATGAAAATGCAACGGAATACAAATCAACCACTACTGTCAATCATCGGATTATTAACTAAATCTTACTTATTATGTTATCTGATTGTTTATTTACTCCATCTGATACAGATGAAGATTATGCTGATGCATGGTTCAATTGGGATTAATATAAGGGCTGTAATAGCCCTTATTTGTTTGATTATTAACTAAAACTTTATAAATATGCTTAACAAAATCAAATTGTATATAGGCTATTGGCTTATTATGTTGTCTTTCTATAGATATAGAAAGGTATTCGTACGGGATTGGCTTACTCTTAAAGAGGCATTCAAAGTAATCTCACATCCTGATGATTATGACAGTGCTACTGTTGCATCAAATTATATGTTATTTTCATATACAAACATTGAGTTACGTAGAAAAGTAGAACTATTTAAATGCAGCAGATTGTGAATGTATGCAACTACACAGTACACAGTACTCAGTATTGCCACAAAGGCTGCGCACAGGAAGCAAATCAGCCACAGCTGCTCAACATTGGGGGAAGCAGGAAGGAATTCATAGTGTTTGCCATTGTTTGAGTGAATGGGTGATGATATACCACTCACCCACATTCTTCCACTTCTCCCATTTTCAATGTATTACCTCATCAAGTAATATATAGCTATAATTTACAAATCACCAAAAACCTCACACTGTATAGGTAAGTGTATCATGTCATGGCACGTTATAAATTAATCGAACCGTTAATCAAAACAGTTGAAGCAGGCAAGCAAAATGCAGGCACTAAATATGTAGTTGCTAAGCTTCAAAATGTAATGTGTATTTGGGAAGAACCACAAACATTTACTTGTTTTATTCAACCCATTGTAAACATGCTTACCCCATTATTGTCAATTCAACATGGAGGAGCAGCACAAACAGACCAACCAATTCCTGAAGAATTACAGTATGTAACAGGATGTTGGATTGACTGGTGTCCACCACAGAAGTTCTACAAACAACATCTGTCAGACCATCCAGCAAGACCTGCAACAGCAACTCGACCAGCTACTGAAGCAATCAAAGCTGGTTCACTTGTATCGAAAGGTGGAAAACCCATTCTTTACACCACATTACGTATATTCTGTCAATATTACATTGACGAATTCGGAGAAAAACAATGGATACGTGGAGGTTCTCCTGAAGAAGTAGGGCAAAGAGCATTCAGTGCTTATTGTATACCAGCTGAAGAAGATAAAGCTCCTCAGCTTATGCCAACTACTCCAGAACCTGAAATAGTTGGAGGAAAAGTAGTACAACCAGCTCCAGCTCCTACAGCACAAGGTCAACAACCAACCTTCACACAAGCTCCTCAAGGAGGACAACCATTAACTTATTAACCCGTATCACGCATTATACAAGTATCTGCTGACAGACCGGAGAAATAATAGTCTGTTACTTTAAAAAACTCAATAACTTCCCAAGACATTGAGGGCACCAGTTTCTTATATGTTACGCATGAGAGGTCAAACATACTCCTTGCGATATAAGTTTTAGGTGTAAAATGCACATTTATTCGCAGAGTAATTATTCTATGAAATGCAAAATTTAACCACGTTAAAGTATAATAATATAAGTTAGGTATGCCCTTATAAAGACTTAGGTAGCGCTAAGGACTATATTATTATACTTCTTTTCTTAATGCAGCCGAGTGCCGGTGACAAGCCCGACAGAATGCAGAGTCAAGAAAAACATAATCCTATTTACTATGCACAAGTAAAGACCGATTATGAATCCACGTGGTAGATGCAGTTGTAGGTTCCAACTGGTGCACATCTTATTAGAGACAGCAACCAAGCTCGAAGTAAGCAGAGCGAAGATAATTAGCTATACCTCGATAGGCTTAATGAGGTGCTTAACAGTCTAACACTAACTGAACAATAAGTGCCAATACTTTAGCATTCTAACTATTATATCAACACAATGATATATGAAAACTCGTGTATGATGTATATCTCCCTAATTGGGGCGTTACGACATTCTAGAAATGTAGTATGAAGGCGCAGAGGCGTTAGAACTAAAGTATTTTAATAGAGTAAGAGAAAATGAGGTCTTATATCAGACAGCTCTTAGCATAGCTTGTAGCCGCATAACGCAACATCGGCACATTAATGCGCTTACTCTATTATTTTTATTGCATTAACTAACAAATAAATCAGTTATATGGAAACAAAAGTATTTTATATTTATACTCTATTAGGTATACTATTTGGCATTGTATATTTAATCTATCTTTATAATAAGTGTAAAGAAATAACCTTAAGAGATATATTACTATACCCGTTTTTTATAATTATCTGGCCAATTTTTGTATTTTGTATGCTGATGGACAATGCTGAAAATATTAAAGTATTAAAAAAGAAATAATATCAAATTATGAAAGAAATATCTTGTATTCAACAGTATGTAATAGATAATCTCATCAACGATAAGAGATTATCTGTAGAAAATCTAATAGATGCTGTAATTAAAACATGTTCAACAGAACAGTTTAATAACATATTATCTATTCTTATCAAAGCACACGCTACTTGTAAAGATAAGGTAAACTTTGTAGAAATAAATATGTTTGTACCTAAAGAAGTCAGTAACGAAACTAAAATACAAATAATAAAAATACTAAGAGAACAATTTGGCACTACCAGTCTTAGTCTTAAAGAAGCCAAAGATTATGTAGATAGCTGCATAGGAGAATATAACACGTTCCCTAAAGTTATTACAAAAGAAGAAGTAAATAAAATTATTAAAAAACTAAAACCTTATAATGTTGGCATAAATATAATAAAGTTAATGCAGTAGAAATACTGCACCTATACTGTGAGAATCAGTATCAACTTTGTGGGGCTTATATCTTAGGAGCGCATATAAATAAACCTATATCTCAATAGAAGGAATAATAGTTGCAAATAGTATTCTGGAAATTCTTTTATAGTTAGGTTTATACCTAAGTATTAGTGCAGAGAAATCAAAGACATGTACCGTATAGGAAGAAAAAGCTAGTGTACAAAGTAAAATCCAGGGACGTGGCTGTCCTATAACATTTTTCAGTAAGCCAGAGAGTATGTTCAAAGGATAATCATACTCTCCTCTTTAAAGTGAGAATCCTTGACAAGCATGTGGGGCTTATATCTAACAATATTGACTATTATTCATCTAGTGACGAAGCTATTCGACAACTTAAAGCAAATATCACAGAATAAAAAGTTATTAATTGTGTATTTGAAAGTTGCAATACATAATATTAGTTAGTATTAGTGCAGACTTTAAAATCATGCAGTATAACAACCTTCCATATACTAATGCAATAGTGAACTTCTGAATCATGTTATACTTATTAGTCCTAAGCGTAGGATAGTCCTCAACTTATTATGTTCCGTTAGCTTAATATGGATTTGTAGAATACTAAGAGTAGTATTGCTAGTATATTTATATGTGAATATAGGTATACTAGTTGCACTCATAAGGCAGCCTTCACGTGGCGAGTGTGTTAAGTAATAGGTTAAATAAATCTTCCAGTTTGTACCTATGAAAACTAATGCCTTACTTTTTATTAACAATTTAATCAATAAATTATGATAGAAACAATAGCAACACTAATTACTGTATTTTGTGGTATATTCTCAATGATAATAACAGCTTGTACTATACGAGCACCGTACTCAAAAACAGTAGCCAACGTACTTAAAACATTACTTATAATAAGCATTATTAGCGGAGTAACAGCATTCATCTCAATAATAATAAGATTATTAATAATTCATCAACAATAAATGCTCAGATGGCGGAATAGGCAGACGCTAAGGTCTTAAACACCTTTGACCATTGGTCGTGCGGGTTCAATTCCCGCTCTGAGTACAAATAGTAAATAATATGGAAATAAAAGTTTATCATACAGGAAACAGTTTTGAAGATTTAATTGCTAAGTATCTAATAGTATTAGATAACAATAATATTATCTTTAAAGGTAGAGTAGTTAAATTATTATTCAAGTGTGGGCCTGTACTACCTTCGCATGTACTATTAGAAGGCATTGAAGAGTTTGGTGCAAAAACATATGAACTATTTATTAAAAATCAAAAATTTATTTAATATAAAATCAATTTAATTATGAAAGAAAAACCAAAGAAATCAGTAAGAATGTGGGTTGCAAGAGATAAAAATAACAAATTATATGTTTATCGAAATAAACCTATAAAAAGTGTTGATGAATGGAAATTATCGTATGGAAATGGTAAAATACATATGTTATCTATTAGCAATGAATTATTTCCATCTGTAAAATGGGAAGATAAAGAACCTACAAGAGTAGTACTTAGATTGATATAATATGATAGTCAAGAGAAGTACTTCAAATAGTATACTCACAAGTATTAGTGAGTTTTTACTTGCATTAATTATAATAATAGTAGTAGCTGTATTGATAAGTAAACATTATAGAGACTATAATTATTACAATTATGTAGAACTTAAAGCACAATATAAGAACTATATTGTAACTAATAAGTACATACGGAACTCAGACACCTATGTGTTAGAACTCATGAATCCTTTCAGTAAAAAGACTGAAGAGGTATATGTTAAGGACTACTTATACTATAACACTTATTTTGTAGGAGATACTATAAAATGACGAGAAGTAAAAGTCAAAAGTATATATATCTATGTAGATACAATAAGAGTAAGCCGTATCGTGTGATAATACGTCACAATGGTAAAAATATTCAATTAGGAACCTTTGCTACATTTCCTGAAGCTCTTGAAGCTCGTAATAATAAATTACGGGAATTAACACTAAGAATACCACTTGATCCGTCTTATAGATTAACTATTAAATCTGTACTAAACGATTGCGTGGATACCTTAAGTGTTGCAGCAAAAGAACTAAAGTATGTAGATGACACTCTTTACAATACAGTTACTAAAGATCTTAATAAACTCGCTAAATTAGTAGATAACTTTTAAACTTTTAATCAAAAAACTATGTTTGAACAAGTAAAAGATTACAAAAGTGCTTGTGCTATATTAGGTAAGAAACCTATTGATAAGCGCAGGAAATTAGATGAGCATATTGTGTTACACATCATGCTGAGTACTATCACTGAAGCAATTAACTTTATTGCTAATGGAAACAAACCGTGGATACCAGTCTACCAACAAAACAAACCAATCGAAACATGGTACAGTTGGTGGTATATTGATTGGGATAAAATTGAAAAAGGTTCTTATGCAGGTTTATTCAATCTGGATTCTAACCTTGGCGTTAGTTCTGCCTATGCTGATGTCGGTAATCATCTACAATTCATTAACAGAGATGCAGCAGAATACGCAGCTAAAACATTTAAATCATTGTATATGAAATATATATTTGGTATAGATTAAGTTCTCATATTTATTAACTATTAAAACATTTATCAAAAAATGGAAAATGAATTACAAAATTCTCCAAGAGGAAGAGGCTCAGCAATAGCCTGGAGTTTAGCAACAATCCTAATTCTATTAGGAATGTTAGTTGCTAGCGCACTAACCTTTATCTGTCACGATAAGGTTGACAATCTCATCAATCCTGAAAAGGATAATGTAGAACAAGTTTGTGTTGACACAATTTATACTGAAGCTGTACCTACAATACAGGAAGTTCTTCAGTTTCGAGAAGACACAAAACGTTACATGCACATAGACAGTGTATTTCTTACAATGCCAGACGTTGTTTTAATAGATATACTAAGGCAACATGGAACTTCATTGTCTAATAGTGACATCGTAACTATATATGAATCGAACAGAAGTACTTATAACAAAGTAATGAGTGGAGCTAGAAGTCAACACTATAAAGACTCATTAGATAAATTGTCTAACACTTATGACAATACTAAAGATACTACTTTCGTAAAGAGAGAATAAAGTAATAAACCTCTTATTTTTAAGTTAAAAGTATACTCAGTCTGTGAAGATAGAGTATACGTCCTCAGAAGATGACAAACCTGTGGGGCGTAAGTAAATGCATATCGTATATTATTCCCTTGAATACGGCAATAGCGGGTAATATCCGAGATACTCGTATTTGTGTTTATAATCGTGCAGACGTTAAAATCAGGTACTCCAATAAGGAAAGTTTGACAGCAATCCTGCTTATGAGTTAAAACTATAGAGAGAGTCATAGAAACAAAGTGTTGTTATCTTATTATTAACAAATGTGATTAGAATAGATACTATTTATTCTAAGAAAGAACGAACATAAGCTATGTTTTTAATTTCTAGTTGATACTAACTTAAAACAAAATCCAGAGTATCCTGGTCGTCGTCAATAATATTAACAATTTAAAACATTAAGTAATATGAAAAAGAAATTAACAAAGGAGGGAACTAATGCCTCGTATTAAAGTAGAAGAAGGTCGTAAACTCACTGAAATAAAATTCGGTACAGACCACTATCTTGCAAACTTACTTGCGTGTACTAAGATATTAGGTATACCTTTAAGTAAAGCAAGAACTTTATGTAAATCTCATCCAGATATGAATATTAAGGTAGATCCACCACTACCTATTATCAGTAAATTACCTACTGATGCTATTCATGCTGAATTAGATGAATATACAATAACAGTTAAAATAACTATTAATTAACTATCAAAGTAAAATGAAAGCAATTATTATTACCTTCCATGGAGAAGCTCCTGAGAAGAATTATGATGAAATTATCAGAAAAATGGCAGAATTAGTTTTTAACAATACTAGTACAAAGATTGAAGATATATCTGCTGCTATATTAGACGATAAAGAAGTATCTGAAGCTTTACTACAAAAAATAGTAATGACTCCTACGACAAATACTGATAAAGCTTCTCTAACACCCAATGTAAAAATTGTAAGTGAACTTTGTAGTAATATCATTAATGAAATTGGCACACCATCATTAATGAATGAAGAAGTATTTCGTAAGGATTTATTAAAATATCTTCTTAATGAAGAAGATAAAATTACAACTAAAGCATTACGTATCATTATCAATACTCCAGAAAATACAAACAGTAAAGTAAAGCTAATATTACATGATTACGGTTTGTCAAAACTTCCAGAAATACTAAGAGAACTTAATTCTATTCTTAAACTATACTAATATGGCAAGAACAGAAAAAGATTACGAAAGGCAACAAAAAGACTTCAAAAAGAAGCCTAAGCATAAGAAAATGGAGCCTTACAATCGTAAAAAGTCATGGAAATAGGAGAAGTGATTAAAAAAGAATGGTTAAATACTTTTGAAAACATAGCATATAAACGCTATAATGAGTTAATGACCATATCTAATGAATGTCCTACACTTGATAATAAAATCAACTGTAGTGAATGTACTCATGAGTGTAAACTCAGAATGCAACCTGAACAGTCCAAGGAGGATATTCCGCCAGAGTATCCGCCCGCTGTTATATATTACTAATTTAAATTGTTAGTATGGTGGATTTCAGTCAACCTAGAACTATTTATAACCAAAACCCTAATGGAAGTTTAGTAGTGCTAAACTGCTATTCAAGAGTACAATGGACTATACAACGGTCAACCAAGCATAATGCTTAGGTCAGAAGAAGGATATGGGTTACTTGCGAATAAGATATACGAATAAGCAAGATAGTTCTTTTTTAATCTTAAAATTATCAAAAATGAGTAAGACTAAAAGAATAAAAGTCCTAGAGGAATTTATTAGACTAGAGAAACTAGAGAAGAATTCTAGACAGGACTACATAGAAGTATGTGAAGAAGCTGCTAATAAACTCAAAAATGAGTTGAAAGCAGAAGAAAAACGTGTTAGTAGATATCTTATATTGATATCACAGAATACTAACAAGCGTAAAGAATCATACGGTAATCGTAAGCTTATAAAAGCAGGTGAGAGAGAAAGTTATCGCCAACGCAAAATTAGGCTGAACAAAGAACGTAGAGAATCTTTACACAATGGGTAGGTCAACCAATCCCTTAGTTAAAATAAATGCTACAGAGAATATTCAAGAAAGAATTAGAGCTGTAGCTTACTTTGGGAAGCTCACAACTGAAGCAGCAATGTATTGGTGTGAGAAACAGAAATATAGGCCGATAGAAGTTTATCCTATAAATATCACTGTAGCAGTATATGAAGCTAGAGAAAGATATTTTAAAAAATGTAATTTCATAGAAATTATTTCGTGATTAATAACTATAGTATCAAACATTTAAAAATTTATCAAAATGGCAGAAGAAAACAAATTGAACATCTTTGATGTAAACAACGAGAGTGATGACATTCAAGAGTCTATCTCTAACGCGAACAAAGTAACCGATGACGTAGTAAAGAAAGCAGCTGAAAAGATTGCCGAGCGCCGTAAGGAAAAACTTACGAACGAACTCATCGACGTGGTTCAAAAGTGTGAATACACTGAGAAATCCGCAGCATTGCAGTTACGCCGTAGTAACCGCGTGAACCAGAGAATGAAGACCTATATGAAGGACTTGCACAATCTCGCAGAAGAAGTGAAGAGTGGTAAGAAGCCAGTTACGGCCTGGAATGATGAAGCTCCAGCACTGAAGAAGCAGTTTGACAAGGACCTCATTGAAATTGACAAAGATATTGACAAGTCTCAAAACGAACTTGACGAAATCTTCCCCAATTCCTGGTCTTATCGCTGGAATAGTTTGATTCCCCGCCGTAACGGTTAATCAGGCTAAAAAACTAAAATAAAAGAGATTCCAAACTTGAGTATCTTTGTATCTAAACAAGTTTAGTGTTTATGGAGGAATATCTATAGTGCCCTACGAGCCGAAAGTATATTGGACGACACAAAGACCTGAATTAACAGGTCATACTACGTATCTTTGTATCATTAGTGTGGAATTATTGTGTACTACTGATCATATGTCTGAGATCGCGACAATAAGATTGTCCCGTATTAGTAATAGTACTGAACTGCTTTAGTCGAGATATCAAATCAGACTGAATAATGTGTATCTTGTATCATATATGTTTCGTCATATATCATTATTCGAGTATCATCAAGATCAGTAATAAAGAGAACTAACCATTCTCAAGACCATAGGGTATATAGCTTTGGTCGGCTATATACCCACTAATAAGATTAATTATAAAAATAGCAGGAGTATTGTATAACATAACGAAGGCCTACCTGTAGAGAGTGCTGTGAACAGTGTTAAATAATAAAGCTGGAAGGATGGCTTAATTCTGCACGTGAGTTATACTTTAATTAATCTTATAAACTCATTGACTGTTAGGTCTATTGAATCGTCGTTTGGACACGGGTTCGATTCCCGTATGCTCCACTATGTTCGTTCGACTCGAACCAGTAGCAGCTCCTGTGATGGGTAACTCTTCCTCATGTGTGAAATAACACAAATGGCAACTGAGCTGCAATCGGGGCATTATGGTTTTGACAGCGACACAGAGGAAATAGAATAGGTCAATAAAGCCATAACTGGCAACTTTTATGTAACAGATTACACTCGCTTAGTAGCGTAAGTAATCAACGGCTAAGCTAATGTCGTAAAAAGCCACATCGTATCCCCGTGTGTAATAAATAGGTTGTATATACTACAATATACGTAAAAAATAGTAGTGGAGTAAGTAAGCTTTGCATGGTAGTGAAGCCTTAGATTTTACTAAGAGATAAGGAGTTCGAGTCTCCTACTTACTACAAAATTAAATTAAGTTTAATCAATAAATATTAATTTGAAATGGGATTAATAAAATTTATCAGAGAAAAACTTCCTGAACCTCTAGACAAGGCTAGTAGGGAATTAAGAATGAAAGAGAAATTGGTACAACGTATCAATTCTGTAGTACCACAGTGTTACAAGAATAAGTATCACTATAAAGAAGGAATTTCTAAAGTAAGAAATATATTCTTCTTTTGGGAAACAAGAGGCACTGAAATTATTCATCTTATAGATGCAAGTAATTTAACTCCTGAAGACGAGACAAAATTTCGAGAACTTGAAAAAAAAGCAAGAAACTATCAACAACAATGCGTATAAGATACTTTGCATGGTTTGACTCTAAAGCCGAACGTACTGAATTTATCAGTATTCTTAATCAATCTCGCTCAGAATCTGAAGCGATAAGTAAACTCTTAGATAAATATCCAGACCTAAGTATGTCTGCAATATCAGGAGTAGTAAATAACTTTCAAAAAGAAATAAACAAAAAGTCATGAAACTAAACCATCCTGGAATCTACCGTATTATTGGAGAAAACTATGAATTGTTAGCCAATATAGTAGGAGAAGTACCATGTTTAAGAATTACTTCTGCATTACTTATGAATGACCTTGTTCAAAGAGGTAAGTTTACAATATTATCTGAGGACTCAATTGAAATACAAAATGTATGTAATAATCCAGATGCATTCTTGTTTTTCGAGCATGAATACTCAGAAGTATGCCCATTACCACCTTATAGACAATCTATTCGTGGTACAAAAATGCCAGATATCAGTAATGATATGATGAAAGCATTTACAGAGCGCTATGTAAGCGACATGTCTATAAATGGCAGAGGAATTGAAGCTACAAAAGCTTATATTCTAAGTGTAACAGACTGGAGCTTAGCGCAAATAAACGTATTATTACTTAGAATAGCTAATAATGTACGTCGCAATGGTCGTAAATAGTATTACTGTTTATACTTATCTGAATAAATGTCCAATAAGATATAATCAGATAAATTGGAGACCATCCTGGTATGTATTTTTAAGAATACAAAACAAGGAAATAAGAGAAACAGAATTCCACAAATTCTTCAAAAAACAAACATTGTCTAAAGTACTAGCATGGTATGATACCCAAATACTACAGCAAATTGGCATAGCTTCTAAAACTACTCTTGAAGTAAGAATAAGGATAGTCTGTGGTATGGTAAACAAACTACCCATTGAAGTACTTACTCGTGATTTGAAGATTGAATTCATGGAATGTATATGGGATACTTTCCGTAAGTTCTATGATGAATGGAATGAGTGGTATTGTAGATATATATTGCAATTACCTTTCTAGGGTTATAGTCATTGGGTTGACTATAACCCACACTAAAGCCCGTAATTATGACAGATGAAGAAAGACAACAGCTTTTCGATCTGATCAAACAGGCGAAAGAAGGCAAACAAAGTGCCTTCACAAAGCTTTATGAAAAGTATAATCGAATTATATACAGTACTATATATCGTATTGTAAATAATAAAGATGCAGCAGATGATTTATTATCTGTTACTTTTACTAAAGCTTTTTCTAAGCTAGATAGTTATATTAACAACATTTCATTTGAGATGTGGTTAAAAACAATAGCTATAAATAGTAGTATTGATTATATTAGACGTACTAAAAAGGAGAATGCAAACTATTGGCTGGATGATGACACTAGCACTGTTCAATTGAGAAGTTCGGCCGACTACTCGCCTGAAGATAACTATATCTTCAATGAAACAGATGCTAGATTAACAAATGCCTTCAATAGACTTCGTTATAAGTACCGATATATACTCGAACTACGTACTGTTCAGAATATGTCTTACAAACAGATTTCTGAACAATTGGGTCTCTCAGAGAGTCAAGTAAAATCTCAGCTTAATAAAGCTAGAGAGAAATTAAAACAATTGTTAAACTAAAAATTTACAAACATGTCAGCAATTTGGATTATTGTGCTACTATTAGTAGCATTCGTCTTTGCGAGAGGATTTCGCAGTGACAAGATGTGGTGGATTTATATCTCCTGCATCGTAGCTGGCTTGTTAGTAGGTATGTTGAGTAAGGAAGTAATCGTGCGTTCAGGAATGAACAAAAAAGATACTTCCATTACTCAGCTAATCAACACCGTTGATGACTATAGTTCTACATGCACACAAAGCTTAGTGTGTACAGTGACAGAAGGTACTACCAATTGCCTATCTGGGGTTGTGAGTAACATGTCAGAACTTAAAGTAAAGTTATCAGACGCATTGATTAGTAATATCTATACTAACGGGCGTGACTCACCAGCAATAGAGGATGATAGTTGACCTCTTTAAATATTCTATCGACTGAAAGTAAAAAAATTATTATTAACCACCAAAAAATTTATCAAGAATTATGGCACAAAAAGAAATGTCTAAGGCTGAAAGAAAGGCAGCATTAAAAGCAGCTAAAGCAGCTGCAAAAGCAGAAGCAAAAGAAAATAATAAGAATGCTCAGCAGACAGCTGAGAAAGTTGAAACAAAGGAGAACAAGAAAGAGGAAAAGAAGCCTCAAGTAGCTGCACAGACAGTAACCAATAAAGACCAGAAAGGAGAGACGAAAGAACAGAAGGAACAGAAGAAAGAGCAGAAGTCCGGCACCCAAAAGCAGAAGAAAGACAAAACTCCTACTATCATTCCTGAAGAAATTACAGAAGACAAACCGAAAGTATCTCCTGAAGAAAAGGCTATCAAGCGCGCAACATCGCTTGTAGGTGGAATAACCGGTGCAGGTATTCCTGTAGGTTCAACAGCTTCATCGGTAGATGGAAAGGCTATGTTAGCATTTGTAATGCAACAGCGTTACGCTAACAACGAAGAACTTGCCAAGCGCTATCCTGAAGTATACGCAGATATCAATCGTACGATTGATGTAGTGAGTCTGCTTGCCCTTGTCGATATTCGCCAAGACTTATTCAACCGTGGCGAACGTGGTGAATTGCAACTGATGATTGATGCAAATCAACTCATGCCGTTGCAAGGTATGGCTGAAATGCTAGGTATTAAACTAGCTCCAGCTAAAGCATTACCAGGTAGTGATGATGGTCAACTGGCTATTGACTTTAACAAGTCAGAGATTCCAGAAGAACTAGCAAAAGATGCTGGTAAGACTGTTACTAAAGTACCGGAGCTTGATCCGAATAAGATCACAACAGATGAGGAAATTGACGAAGCGTTAACTTACCTCATCAACAAAGAGAGAAATGTAGCAACAAACATTGTTAACACCGTAGAATGGTATCGTACTTTACGCGGCCTTAAGGAAACTAACGCTGACAAGAAGTTAGCATTAGATGAGATGACAGTAGGTGATTGGATGAATGAAATATTCAGCCGTATCAACCCTGTTAGCTTACTTAAGGGATTAGGAAGCTCAGTATATGTGTATACTTCACAGACTGGCTCTCCGTGTATGGCACACTCAGTACTTCACAACCATTTGACGAAAGCTGGATGGAGTGAAGAACAAGTTGCAGAAACTGTACGCGCTCTTATCAACGAGAATTTCCGTCTGAAACAGAAGGATAATAAAGAACTCACGCCAGAGTCAGATAAGGCTATTTCAGCCATTATCTCGAACTTAGGCGAGGAGTATATTGATAAGTTGTTTGCAGATTGGGGAATCAATCTCGAAGGAGTAGAAGAATCTAAGAAGAACCAGCTTGAGAATGATCGAAAGATTGCTCGAATGGTATTAGGTTCTATTAAGACTAACTTCTTCAGTAAAGATGAAAGCCCGACACCTGATGAACTTCGTCTGAAAGTTGGTCAGATTATCAATCTGTATCGTGACCCAGCTTCTCGTCTTGCTGCGTACTGCCAGTCATCAATAACTTCTCCAGTAGAGAAGGAATACCCAGAAAAGAAGGAAGAAAAACCCGCCGATGAAAAAAAAAATTAAGCATGTGGCGTAAGTTTTTACAATTCATAGGGTATAAAGACTAACCATTCTCTAAAATAGCATAATCAATATGAATTTTAGATTTATTACGGCTGTCGGCATGTTCATCGCCAGTTGCATAATTGGCTTTGGACTGCGACAGACAGTCACAGTAGTACAGGCAGCACCTGTAATTCCTTCACCTATAGAAATGCCAAAATTTCCTATAGTTAATAGTGAAGAGAGTAAGTCTGTCGATAAGATAGATGTCGAAGTAGACCTATCTACATTAGAAGTATCCGTGAAAGGAACAACAGACGCAATTGTGAATGTAAAGACTATTGGTGAACCAAAACCAATAGTTAAGTGGAGAACTAAAACAATAGAAAAAGAAGTAGCTTCTGGATATCCCTACATTAAATCTGTAGGTACTATGCCAGATAGTATTAAAGCTATTTCCCCATTGTCTAAAGTAAATTCTCATGGTAAGTAATCTAGTTATACTAAAACAAATGATACGATTATCTCGTATCATTAAGGATATGAAAGAAGCAAGATGTAAACTTAGTTCTATCTTATCTCAATCTTCTTACTTCATAGTAGAAGGAGACCAGTCTGATATTATTAATAATCAGACTAAAGATAGTATAGCTAATTGCTTATATACTGAAAAGTACTTACGTTTGTCTGTAAGTAATGCTTGTAAATGTTTGGATGGATTTAACGCAAGTATCATGGAACCAGTTGATTACATCAGTAGTAGTGATGTAAAGAACAAATTCGTAGATATTTGTAAAGGTAAGAAGATTGTTGCAACAATCTGCCTAAGTACAGGTAAAATTACTATGTTAGAACCAGAACAGAATGAAAAAAAAATAGCTGAAGAGAAAAGCTCAGTGGAAAATAGTTGATGACAATAACCACTTAAAAAACCTATAATTATGTCATAGTTCGAGAGGAGCAAAACTATAGCGTAAATCACTCCAGGGAAGTCATGCGGTAAGATATAAAAGAATATCAGTCGCGCTCGTTAGGGAGCTGTAGTCATTTCTACTGGCCCGAAAAAGTACAGAATCCGAGAATATGTTAGCTGCTAAAACAGTGAGATTACTCAAAAGGTAGGATATTAGGCTAAAACGTCTGAAAAACGGATAGCAGGGGATCAGAGTGCTTAATCCTCATTAGGTATTGAGAACCGTATTGGTGAATACTAAAGACTCTTAATTACTGCAAACAGTACCGCTAATGCAGAGTTATAAATTAAAGCAAGGGGAACGAAATCCTCTATAATTACTCGTTTTAGATTATCAAAATCAGAATCAAATAGGAGTATAAACACGACGCTGAAACAGGAGCAATACGGTTCCTGACTTATTCCTTTGGAAAGAATAAGTAAAGCCGAGAGGCAAGGTTAGTTTCACCTAAAGAAGCAGCCAGCTCATGGAAAAAAAGAGACAGCATATAACGCGATCACCGGTCTCCAAAATCGGTCAACAAAAGTGCAACTATGCGCCCAGAAAGGAAAAATAGCATTGCTAACTATAGTGTTCAGTACACATCAACTGTGATGCAATATGCAATTGTGGATATTGGAACTTGTACTTATGAAGGTAGTAAATTACTGATACTAATGTAAGGATAACCGTGTTATGGTACACACTATGTAAACTTGACTGATTATCGTGGAGCAGAAGCCAATTCTGTGCCTTATGGTAAATAGGGTCCTCGTGAAGGTGGATACGCAATGTTCCAAGGATGAAGTAGGAGTGATGTATATGAGATTGATACAGTCTTTCAAGTCTAAAGTGACTCACGTGCTTGGTCGTTCGTGTGAGTATAATTGAATGAGGAATGATTACGGAGCAACAGACTCGTCGAGCGGTTTGAGGGCGCTATAACCCTGATTCTAGATACAGTGACCTTTAGCAAGTCATATTATGTGGTAAAAATAAGACTAAGGTGATGCAGAGAAAACACCTATTAAAAAACGGCAGAGCTTATAAGTTTCAAGATATGTAAACTTCTTCTTAATATAATGCAGTTCACGCCAGAATTGTTGTTATTAATAGTCGTATTTAAAACTAAGGAGATACAGAAGACTATGCCATTAGGTTATGAGTATAAGATGTTATACTGTATTTACTAATGTATCTACGCTGAATAAAGCCAGCTATGAATAAATGAGCTTTAATTGTTTAATCTTTAATAAAATGGGAAGTTCAATGGAACTGTAAACGCTGAGACTACCGTTCGTAAGAGTAGTGTGAGTAGACAGGTCGCCACCCCGACTACCAACCGTTATCGCTGACATTGACACTTCGTAAAGTACTAATTGCAACTTAGTATGTATGAAGAACGCTGATTCAGATTTAAAGTAATAAATATAAGAGTATACTGTCTATATACTCAGGTTTCTCATGCAATAGCGGAGATAGTACCGGTATTTATGATGCTGATGAGAGGTGGAAATCCTCGTATTCGTGTAGTATAAATAAGAAATCCGAGAGGTCAAGTGGGTGTCTTGAAAAATTAGGCAGCTTGTAGTGTTTTAGTAACGTTTCTCGACAGAAACGACCCTCATTCGCTTAGAATGTTGTAATCCTTAATTACTCCTAGGCATACCAGTTGCTGATGAAAGAGTTCGATATATTATGCTTGTACAATACTTATGCAAGAGAACATGATATAAAGTAGGGTGATGGGTGCGGTAAGCATCGTATAAATTGAATCTTATCCGTTGGAGTACGATAAGCTCAAATTACCAAAGTATTATCAGAAGTAACTCTCAGAGTATTTCTCATAAATTATTTCAATTTATTTTCAAAGTAAGCTAAGTAGATTATGTGATTGACTTCACTACTAAAATTTTCAAAGCTTAATAAAGCGGTATGATATAAGACGCATACTTTAGTATATAAATAATCGAAAGGTGGAGAGCATTAACAAAGTATTAATTAAAAATTAAGAGAGTTTCGTATTGGTGAAATCAAGCACGGACTCAGAAAGGAAACATTCTTATGGATAAAAGTAATGTAGCATCTTCTATTGGTGCATTAGTAGGAACACAGAGCACTGCTGCTCAAGTTATGGCTCGTTATCGGGCAACTGCAAAAGAGTATGGACGGTTCTTTGGTGAACAAATCTATACCGTAGTAGCAACGAATCCTGACCTTAAATGGAAGGAAGATGTGCTCAATGACAAGAATACTTTACGGAAAGAAGTAAACGTATTCATTGTTAAGGCCATTGACATTTTAGATGTCAAGTTCATCGCTAAGGACTTAGATGGTGAACCGAAAATCATGTTGAATCCGGATGACAACGACCCGAATCTTGTATTCCCGTTAGTCAAGCCTGATTTCAGTAAGGCTGACCGGAAGAGCGTGGCTGAATGTATCGAACGTATTGGTAAGAAGAACAGTAAACCAATGTTCTTTGCAGCAGAGGAATTGCCTATGCTGAACGATATGTTGAAGATACATAACAAGGGTATCCTCAACTTCTATGAGGATTTGTCTCGCAAGTTCATTCGACTCAGTGAGACTGTACGTGATATGATGGATCAGTCTGACCGTATGCAGTTGGAATATCAACGGCAGTGTGGTGTAGTTACTGACGAAACAGAAGTAACACTTCAGGTAAATCTTGAAGAAACTACTGAATAAGCAATACTATGAGCAGAATTTCTAAAGTAAGAATAGAGCTTCTGCGACTACTTATTTGCGTCGAGCCTACTATACTAGCTAAAGTTCAGAGTTGGGACGGAAGCACTAAAGTAACACCTAATGCAGTATCTGTAAGAGAGGATGGTCAGGTCTTCTTTTACTATGGCAAAGGGCCTTTATGGTGGCAACGGCTTTTAAATACTTATGAATCGGTAAGTCTTTTAGATGTAGCAATACGTATTGCAGATGCAGTAACTGGTTCTGGAGGAACTAGAAACGATGTAGCTTTTAACGGTATTACACAAGCATTACTGAAGGAAGCAATTAAAAACAAAGATCTCGATTGTGTTGTAGATATTTTATTTGATAGTATGAGGAATGCTTCGAGCGGAGAGCTGCACTCAAAGTATATCAATAAAGAAGCTATTGAAAAATTCGCAAAAGAGAAAGGTCTAACTGGCAAACTTGTTGTCTCTGACAACATATTCGGGTTTGCTGGTATTGAAATAAGACCAGGCGTAGTCGTACCAGTACGATTAGGCAAGGTTAAACAAGTATAGTATTTGAATTGGAATATTATAATAAAACAACATATTTTCACAGGGTGAATTGGCCCTGTTTAAATATACAGTACTGTAGTTCAACTGGACAGAACATCAACCTTCTAAGTTGAGAGTTGTGGGTTCGAGTCCCACCAGTACTACTACTAGTAGACGTAATTTGGTCAAGTATTAACTTTTAAAAAATCAACTTGAACATGAAATCAATTACATCTAAATATATTATTACACATCGTAAAGAACTTAGTAATGAAATTACTAAATATTGGAATATCATTAAGAACGAGAATATCATCCCTAAAGGTGCTACTCGTAATTTTGACTTAAAACAGTTACTTAATGAAATCCAAGCTAAGGCTGATGAACGAATCCTATTGAAACTGTATTTACAGTGTATCAATATGGGATATAAGAAGTTCTCAGAATTACCTACAACAAATAACTATCTTGCTATATTTACCTTGAGTGAAAAGCAGGAACAGTTGTTCCATTTGAGCAAAATTAAGACCTTAGATCCTAAGCTTAAGCGTTCAAAAGGAAAGAAAAATCTTAACACTACTGAAGAATTGACTTCGGACTATATTAATAGCTTGAAGAATAAACTTCAGTTAGAGATTAACAAGCTTAATAAAGAAATTGAAGAGTTTAATAATAAGGCTGAACTAAGCCTTGAAGAAGCTCCTCTATCTATTGCAGCTTAAAAAAACAATCGCTATATTTAATCAAATACTGAAAGGTTTAGGGGATAACTTCCCCTTCCCTTTCTTAATATTAACCCTTTAAAATTATCAAAATTATGAAAAAGAATAAACAATATAGAGTAAAGAAACAGACAGTAAGAAATGCTAAACGATCATCTAAAGCTAAAAAGCGTAATTATCCTAGAATAGTAATAAATGGAAAATATATAAAGAAATATTGTCCAGTAGAAACTACTAGAGATTTCGAGATCGGTCCGTCTTTAGTTACAGAAGTGAAAGATGGGAAAACAGTAAATTGGAACTCCTGGAGTTCTAAGAATAAACAACAGCCTACTAAGATAGCAAAAGAAGCTATGGAAGAGAATAAGGCTATCAAACAGTCTAAGAAAGAACGAATAAAAAATATTCTTATGAAAGCAGGCTATGATCCAACTATCCACTACACACGTAAAGAAAAGAAGAAATTTACTAGAATAGTAAAGAACTCTCTTTTTGATAAATCTCCTAAGCCGAAAGAACGTTCTAAGGCAGAATGGAAAGAGCTGTTTACTCAACAGAAGACTGCAAAAGAAGCCCGTATGGAGGCTTTAAAGTATAAACCTTTACCTATTAAGGCTGGTAAACAAAAAGGCTTTACAGCAGCTGAATTAGCTGTTAAAGAGAAGCCTAAAGAGCGAAAATTTAAGTATGTAATAAATCGTAGACGTAGTGACGACGATAAACGTACATACGATTTCAAAACTGACTATTTTGTAGCTTCTACAAGAGAAGAGGCAAAGAAAAAAGCAGCTAAAGAAGCTAAACAGTATCGCAATGATTCCTCATTTGCCGGTATAACTGTACAAGACATTGAAGGAGACAATAATATAATTTATTATGACGGTAAATCATTATTAGCAGCATAATGGATAAAGTAACAGTAGAACATTCAAAAGAAGAACAATTAATCATCTATTTAAGAAAAGGTTTCTTTGAAAGTAATTCAAAATTTGAATATAGAGTGCAAAAAGCTCTGTTTTGGAGAGATAACGATTATTACACAGAGATTAGAGTTTATCCTAATAGCGTAGTTATAGTTCATACTTTAAAAAAAGAAATTGACATAAATAGAAACAAAATTGGTTTTAAATAATTAACTTTCTAAATTATCAAGATTATGGAAAAACAGAATTACACAGAGTGGAAATTAGCTGAAGCTAAAAGAATAAGACATAAAGGTAAACAAACTGAACGTGATTTACGTTTAGCTCAAAGTAAGTTAGACAAAGAGTCTAATAAGGACAAAAAACCTGAAGATTGGTTAAGTCCAAGATTAAAAGAATTACGTGCAAAAAGAAAAGCACGAATCAAAGAATTAAAAGCTAAGAAATTAGCGAAACAAAAAGAAGCAAGGTTTCGTTTAGAGAAACCTAAACGTCCCTTGAAATTCTTACAATTCTATGTAGGAAGAGATAAGAACAGAAAGCAACATGTAGGAGGTTGCAAAGGAAAAAACAGAGTAAGCGACCATAGAGCTTACTGTAGAAAATTTATAAAACCTACTATTAATAAAATAGCAGCGTAATATCTATGGAATTCCGTATAGCTCAAGAAGAGGTTAGAGCCGCAGCAAAATGTAAGTCTGTGTGATTTGTGTCAGTTCGAGTCTGACTACGGAATCTAACTAAATATTATTAATATGATTATACGTGACAAAAAGGTCTATGTATATGATATTGAGGTATTTCAGAATATTTTTCATTGTTCTGTTAAAAATACAGAAACAGGAGAAATATATAAATTTGAAATCTCTGAAAGAAAGAATCAACTAAGAGAATTAGTTAAATTCTTTAAACAAGTCAATACTTATATAAAATGGGGAGACTTTTATGGAACAGAACTAGTAATAAACTCAGATATTATCTTTTGTGGATATAACAATCTGCATTATGATAATCCTATAATAAATTATATTATAGAGTATGAAGATAAACTTATGAGCTATAATGTAGCTACTATATGTAATTCTATCTTCAATCTAAGTAAAACTATTACTACATCTAAAGAGGACAACATAGATGCCTGGAAACATTGGAAATATCAAATATGGTTTGATACTTTTGATATTCTTACCATGCTTTATTCTAATAAACTTAGAGTAGGTTTGAAAGAAATTCAGGTAACTATGCAATATCCTAATGTACAAGAATTTGTATGTGATTGGAGTAAGCCTCTTCCATTAGAAGATTTTGACGAAATGATAGACTATAATATAAATGATATTGAGTCTACTACAGAGCTTTTAAATAGATGTAAAACAGCTATTGATTTACGTATAGCTATTGAGGATGAATATGGAGTAAGAGTACTTAGCAAAGATGGTGTAAATATTGGAATGAAGATTTTAACTCAAAAGTATCTCGAGAAAACAGGTTTAACCTGGTGGGATATTAAAGATTTAAGATCTCCAATGGATTATATTCCTTTAAAAGATGTAATACTACCATTTGTAAAATTTGATAGTCCGATACTAAAGAATGTACTTGATGATATGAAACATCAAGTAGTATCTCCAGGTAGAAAAGGCTATGAAAATAACTTCATATTTGATAATCTACGCTATACTGTAGGAGTAGGGGGAATTCATTCTAAGAATGATCCTGAAATCATTATTCCTAAAGAAGATGAATTACTTATAGACTGTGATGTAACATCACTATATCCGAGTATGCTAATAGAATATAAATTTTATCCTAAACACTTAGGACCTGAATTTCTAGAAGTGTACAAGCAAATTAAAGAAGAACGAGTAGAAGCTAAACACAACGGCAATAAAGTTAAAAATGAAACTTTGAAGCTTGCCTTAAACGGTTTAAAATGTAAAATATTTACTGTATTTAAAACTAATTTAAGTTTTTTACGTTTTTAATAAAAATTTTCATTTATGAATATAACGATAAATAGACTTAATGACATTACAACTACTGGAATTTATAAAATTACAAATATAAAAAACGATAAATTCTATATAGGAAGTACTTCCGAAAGTTTTTTAAAAAGATGGAATCATCACATAAATTCTTTAAGAAGAGGTACTCATAAAAACATGCATTTACAAAATGCATTTAATAAATACGGTGAAGAATCCTTTAGATTTGAAATTTTGGAAACTTGTAGTAAAGATCTATGCCTCATTAGAGAACAAATATATCTAAACACCTGTACTAAAGAGAATAGCTATAACATAAATCCCATAGCTACAGCATTATGTAATACAGAGGAAACAATAAATAAACAAATAGAAAGCAAAAAGCAATTTTATAAAGAATGTTTGGAATGGTATAACAAATATAAAAAACAATTAATTGTTTTTAAAGATATACCTGATAAATATAAAGTGAGAATTAAATCATACATAGAAGCAATTCCTTGGAATAAAGGAAAACATTATGAATCTACAGATCATTTAAAAGTAAAGCATAGACTTTCTGATAGAAGTAAATGTAAAAATACAATAAGAAATAAAAGTCTAAATGTATTTGTATATGATTCTGATATGAATTTTATAGATGTTTTTAGATCTTCTAAAGATTTAGAAGAGTTATCTGTCACTTTAAATCTACCAATAAAATCAAGATTTTCTACACAAAGAATGGGAAAACCTATTTGTTTTTTATCTTCTTGTAATATAAATAAAGCAATAAAAAATAAAACTCAATATAAAGGATTATATTTTTTAAATAAGCCCTTACATCCAGGGATGGATGATAAGAATGAACCAAAATCGGTAGAAGTCTGGAATGATAATACCGAGGTAAACTAATAACTGTTAGTCACTGTACAGCATAGAAATTGAGCGTTATAGTAGCAAAAATATTTCCAAGAGTGGTTCACATCTAGAACAGATGAAAATATATGCGGATCTTATATTAATAATAAGTATAAGAAGTTAAGATAAAAAGCTTAACGATAACAACAATGTTATCAGGCAACTTACAAAATGAACATAATTTCTGTTACAGCCCTGAGGCTGTTATGAAAATTAGAATCAATGGTCAACTTTTACTTTTAATGTTAGCTGAAAAATTAGTCCAAATAGGATGTAGAATAGTACAAGCTAATACTGATGGACTTTTCTTAATTTGTAAAAAAGATAACTATAGTAATTACAACAAGGTTTGTCGAGAATGGGAACAACTTACTAGACTTACTCTAGAAGAGGACCGTTTTGAAGCTATGTATCAATATGCAATTAATGATTATATTGCGGTTAAAGAAGGATATGGTAAGACTAAGAATCCTAATTTAATTAAAACAAAAGGAATGTTTATTACTGAAGTATTATTAGGTAAAGGTTTATCTGCAAAGATAATACCTGAAGCTATAATTAAATACTTTGTAGATAAAGTACCAGTTGAAGAGACTATAAAAGGATGTACAGATATACGTAAATTCTTAATGTCTGAAAAGACTGGTAAACAATGGCATGTTGAATACATGAATAAAGAGCAACAAAGAACTAATCGTTTCTACGCATCTACTAATGGTGGATACTTATGGAAATGGAAAGATACTGGGCACAAAGAAGGTGAAATTATAACATACACTGAGCCATATGTAGGAGAACATAAATATAAGGCTTCTGCAAGACAGTATCAGAATATGCTAACGGCATCTGGTGTTACTCTTTTAAATAAATTTGATGATAAACCAATTGAAGAACGAAAGATTAATTATAGGTATTATATATATGAAGCCTATAAGATAATCAGAGAATTAAAACCATTACAATTGAGCCTATGGGATTAACAAAGGCTACCAAATAAATTTCAAAGAACTATATGCTCATATAATATATGAGAATATGATTTTAGAAATAGACACTTCTATCTTAGATAGAATACCAAACATATCTATTAATCAATTAGTATTCCTAACACTTGTATTGAGTGATATCAAAGTAATCAATCAAGACATTCAGAAACTTCTCAGCCTAGTTAATGAAGAAGAAATACAAGAGTTAGCTAATCAAGGTTTAATTAGTATTAATAATAGTACTGATAACCAAGTCATAAGTAAGACATCAAAACTAGATGAACTTCTTAAAGAAGATAAAACTATGTTTGATACTTTTTATGACCAATTTCCAGTTTACGTTATACGCCCTGATGGAACTAAAGGTTTCTTAAGAGCTAATGTAAACAAATGTAGAAAAGAGTATAACCGTATCGTAGGTAAATCTAAAGCAATGCATGAACACATTATGGATTGTCTAAGATATGAAATAGATGATAAAATGCGTACAGGCAAGATGGGTTATATGAAAACTATGTGGAAATGGCTCACTCAACATGAGTGGGAAACCTTTGAGGAACAAATGAAATTAGATGATTATCAACCTAATACTTATAATTATGGAACAGATGTCATCTAAAACACTATCATTTCGTCATATATCTACTGCAACAAATGAAGCAGTAGAATATATTCGTAAAAGAAAGAACCACGAAATTCAATCTTTAAGAACAAGATGGAATAAGTTTAATAAATCCTGTATGGGAGGAATTGAACCAAATACGATATATACTATAGTAGGTATATCTGGTAGTGGTAAATCTTCATTTGTGAATACACTTGAAACTGATTTAATAGATTTAAATTCTAATCAGGATGTTATAGTACTTAATTTTTCATTTGAAATGTTAAGTTCTAGGCAAGTAGGTAGAAAAATAAGTAGTAAGTTAAGGCAAACTACTGCTGAGCTATATAGTGCTAATAATGAATTAACAGATGATTTATTAGATAGAGTTGAACAAACTTCTCAACAAATAAAGTCGTATCCTATATATTATGTAGATACTCCTGGTACTGTTGAAGATATAGCTTCTACTATTAATTACTTCTATGAAACTAAAGCTAAAGACAAGAAATTTGTGATTATACTTGATCATACTCTTCTTGTTGAAGGTCAAAATCGTGAAAGTGCCTTGCAAGTTATTTCCGAATTACAGAAACTGTTTATTAAGGTAAAGAAATTACCTAATACTACTATAATTCAGTTATCACAGATGAATCGGAATATAGAAAATCCTGAAAGAATTAACAACCCTTCTATGCATTATCCAATGCGTAGTGACATCTCCTCTGCTGATACTATATTTCATGCGTCTGATTATGTAATATGTATTCACAGACCAGAATTACTCAATATACAACAGTATGGACCAAATCGTTTACTAGTAAAAAACAAAGTCTACCTACATATTCTTAAAAATAGAGATGCAGGAGAGTGTACAATATTAGAGTTTGATAATGATTTGAAATACAATAATTTAATTGAGACTATACGAGAAGAAGAACCAGCAAGGAAGATTTCGTTTAGTAATAACAATTAAAAAAGGCTGAAAATTATGAAAACATATACTTTTAAGTTACCGAAAAACAACAATAGTGCAGATATCTATAAAGAAAAGTTGATGAAACGAGTTATTAATGCTTATCCCTGGTTGACAGTAGAAAGCAACTACGACTATCCTAAATGTGATTTTGGCGTAGAATATGCTGGAGCTGGTGACTATATTACTCTAGGCTTAAGTAAGACTCATAATATTGGCTGGATGCCAGAAGAATGTGCAAACTGTCCGTTTAAGTGTTTTGCTGACGGTAGTATTAACTTTGATTTGGAGAAAGAGTTCTTCAGTGCAATGAATGCACTTGATATCTATGCAAAGAAGAATTATCCATTTAAGAAGGATTATGACTTTGAAGATGAATTCGGTACACCGATTAAGATTTTCGATAATTTCGTACAGATTGGTTATGAAATTATTCCGATTGCAACTGGTTCGTTGAACCACTTGAAATCAAAAACTAAAAAGACTATCATTGACATCACGATTAAGATTAAGAATCGTGGTTTATTTTAAAAAATATTAAAATTTGTCCGTATTATCAGTGATTATCAAAAACTTTCAGTAAGGATACAAAAATAAAGCTTTTTATGATTGTATTACCAAAAGAGAAAGTAAAAGCTAAAGTAGAAAATCCTAGATAACTGGGACATTATATAGCGATATATAATGAAAATTCCTTGAATTGCTGGAACCTTTTAATATATTTTACGTTTTTAATATAAAATTAGGAATATATTAAAACAATCAGCAGCTAAGCTTTATGATTACAGAAAAAACTTTAAATAAATATAAAGAATATATTGGAAAAACTATTGGAACATTAAAAGTAGAAGACATAGATCTAAGTATACCTAATCGAATATACTTTACATGTACTTGTACAGTATGTGGAAGAAAACTTAAAGTTAGAAACGACAATGTAGTAGATAGTAGAGTAGGATGTAGCAAATGTTTAGGGCAATGGCGTAGAAAAAACTTTGAAGAAAAATATAAAGATCTTCTTCCAAAGGATATTAGACATAAATATATACATTTTAAATGTAATGCTTTAAATAGAGGTATATCTTTCAATTTAACTCAAGAAGAAGTTAGAAAATTATGTGAATCACCTTGCTATTATTGTGGTAAGGAAAGATGTCTAGGAATTGATAGATTAGATAACTCAAAGAACTATACTACTGAAAATTGTGTTCCATGTTGTGGTTGTTGCAATAGAATGAAAATGGACTTAACTTTACCATTTTTTATAGAACAAATTAAAAGGATTTACAATAATCATAAAGAAAGTTCAACGACTATCTCGAAAGAGAGTACATCTAAAGTGATTGTAGATGGAAGTGGGGAACATCTCTATGTGAGATGATGATATAGTCTGATCTATATGGTGACATATAGCAGTTCATAAGAGAACGTATATAATAGTAGCGTATTATATAGAACAAAATGAGATTTTTGATAATTTTTGGCAAGCCCAAGGCCGGTAAGACTACTTTAGCTTCTAAACTAGATAATAACTTAATCATTGACTTAGAAGGAGGCTCTGAATTCCTTGAAGCATTAGCAGTACAAGCTAGATCTGTAAAAGATTTAGGAGATATTGCAAATGCTATTAGAGAAGAAATTAAGTCAATAGGAAAGAAGCCATATAAGTATATTACTCTCGATAATGCATCTCGACTCGAGGAAATATGTCTAAGCTATGCAGCTACATTGTATCGTCAGACACCTATGGGAAAGAACTACTCAGGTAATGACGTTAGAACATTACCCAATGGTTCTGGATACATGTATTTACAGCAAGCTGTAAGAAAAGTTATAGACATGTTTAGAGATCTTTGTGATAACTTTATCTTAATTGGTCATCTTAAGGATAAGATGATTAATAAAGAAGGTGAAGAATTATCTGAGATGTCTCTAGATTTAGTTGGTAAACTTGCTAATATTATATGTGGCGAAGCTGATGCAGTAGGCTATGTATATAGAAAGAAAAATGAAACTCATATTTCTTTTGAAGGAGGAGATAACTCTGTAAGAGAAGCAAGGGCACCACATCTGAGAGGTAAGAATATTGTTATTGCAGAAAGCGATGAAAATAACAATATTAAAGTTTATTGGGACAAAATATATTTACCAGAATAACTTTAACAGTATTTTATATCAGTTTAAAGAATTAGAATTATGATTTATAGTACAGAATTAGCAAACCAGATACAAGAGAGTAAAAATAAGTACTTAGAAGCAGGTATTCACGAAAATGTGAAATTTGTTAGTGCTAGAGTTGATAAATCCATTAATGGAAACATCTTTATCGAATTTAAGTTTGAAAAAGATGAACAGACCATGACTCATACTGAATGGGAATCTACTAAGAAACCTAATGAGTCCGAAGAGGATTATCAAGCTAGAGCTACTAGACAAGTAAAGCGTATTCTACAGATTTTAGGATGTTTCTATCCTAAAGAAGTACTTGTTTTCGCAGGTTCTTCATTTAATGAATTTGCAAATTGGGTTGTTAATTTGCTAAACGCAGCAAATAAAGATATTTTACTTAAAGTAAAGATAGTTTATAATAATAAAGGCTATACTACTTTGCCTAACTACTGTAAGTTTACTTTTATTGAACCGATGAATTTACCTGAGGGACAGAAGAGTAAAATTACTGAGTTGAACATTGACTTATTTGTTCGACCTGTAGTAGCAGACAAAGAAAATAAGGAAGAGAATCCGTTAGATATGATTTCTACAGATACTCAGGAATCAGGTAACGATTTGCCTTTCTAATTTAGTCTTTAAACAGTTGCCTACGCTAGGCATAATATAGCGATACGTGAGTAGCATACCACTATGTGAGTCTTTAGACAAAATAATAGATTTGGAATAGTATGCACTCACGTTTTAAAGGGGTATTAGTTTAATGGTAAAACAAGGTAACTAGAAATAGCTGACTATTATAATAGAGCCAATATAAGCAAGCTTATTCTATTATAATATGCCTATATTGCAGTTCGATTCTGCAATACTCCACAAATTAAAATCTATATCATATGCTATACGACACTACAAATATAAAAGATGAAGTGAATATTACTCTAGATTATATATTATCTAAAGTAACAGAATATGATATATATGCAGCATATATTGGTAATTTTAAAGTAGGCATGATCTATAATAGTCCATTTAGAAAGGATAAAAATCCATCATTTGGATGCTTCTATAGTAGGACTACTAAACAATTAATGTTTAAAGATCATGGTACAGGTGATTGCGGTAATGTAATTAAGTTTGTTTCATTACTTACCGGTTTAACTAATTATTCTGATATACTTAATAATATAGTTAATAAGCTTAAAATTACCAATAATACGCAACTCGTTAGCTCTAAGCAATACATACCGTCAACAGAGACAGTAATTGGTGTAGTAAGACAAGACTTTACTCTAACAGACATCAATTACTGGTCTCAGTTTAATATTAGTATTGATACTTTAAAGAAATTTGGAGTAAGCAGTATTAAATATTACCTGTGTAATGGTATTGTAAAGGGTATTTACAAGGATACTAATCCTATGTATGCTTATAAGGTATATAATCATTTTAAAATTTATAGACCTTTAGCAGATAAATATACAAAATGGCGTAATAACCTGACAGAGAATGATATTCAGGGGTTTAAACAGTTACCTAAAACTGGTGATGTACTCATAATAACAAAGAGTATGAAAGACGTCATGTGTTTATACGAAATGGGGATATCAGCAATATCTCCTTCTTCAGAGTCAACTTTTATACCTAATAAGGTATTAGAACAACTTAAGAAGCGTTTTAAGCGTATTATTATATTGTTCGATAGGGATGAAGCTGGCGTAAAATATCTTCGTAAAATGAGCCTTAAAACAGGCTTAGAAGGGCTTTTAATCCACAAAAAGTTCAAAGCGAAGGATGTATCAGATGCTATTAAAGCAAATGATTTTGAAACTATTAAAAAATGGCTTTATGAAAACATTAAAAGATAAACTAAGAACATTTTGGAAAGATTTTAGAGAAGTTATAGCTAATCTAATTTGTATCCCATTCCTATTAACCACTATTGTAGTAGTGATGCTTACTGTAGGTGTGTATAAACTAACAGATACAATACTACAAATAGATAGAGATGTTATAAAAATATTTGAAGAATGTATTTATGGGGCAGAAGAAGAAATAGGGAAAAGTAAAGAATGCAACTCCTAATATATATGATGAAATAAAGTTTAGAAGTAAGCTTGAAACATATACATATAAAAAGCTGAAAGAAGCTAAAATCAGTGCTGAATATGAACAGCATAGATATGAACTTCTTCCAGCTTTTACTTTTGGAGGAAAGAAATATAGACCAATGACTTATTTACCTGATTTTGTAGGAGATAAGTTCATTATTGAATGTAAAGGGTATCCTAATGAGGCATGGCCTTTACGTGAAAAACTATTTAACTACTACTTGTATAGATTTGAACCTAATATAAAGTTCTATATAGTACATAATCAAAAACAAGTAGATGAGTTAATAAAACATTTAAAAGAATGTTAATTTTTTGTGCAGTATTAATATATAAATTAACAGCAAGTTTGCATTATGAAAATATGTGCAATTAGTGATTTACATGGTATATTACCTTCTATACCAGACTGTGACGTATTATGTATTGCTGGTGATGTAGTAGACCTAATTGTTCAAAGAAGTTCTGATGAATCAGATGCATGGTGGAGTACTGCTTTTATTACATGGGCTGATAAGTTATCATGTAAAAAGATATTTGTAGTACCAGGAAATCATGATATATACATTGAACAATTATATGATGGATTAATAAAAGATACTACTTTACAGGAGTTTAAGGATAAAATATCTTTACTTACTGAGGATAAGGTAGTATTTCTTATTGATGAGTTATATGAATATGAAGGAGTAAAATTTTATGGAACTCCATGGATAGCTCCTATACACTGGCAAACATGGGCATTTGAAGATACTCAACATGAATATGATGAGTATACATGCCCATATGAAAAGATACCTAATTGTGATATACTTATTACTCATGAGAACCCGAATTATAATGAAAAGCTTGAAAATTACTGTTTTGGTAAGTATAAGCATCATTTCTTTGGGCATTGGCATAATGGTATATCATACGGTCATCTTAATCAACATAACTGTAGTATATTAACTGACAGTTATATGATAAGAGAAAGACTTAAAATAGTAACAATTGATTTTAATTTAGAGAAAAAATCAGATAAATCTAGAGAAGATTTACTTTTTAATCTCTTAGTTGAAACAATTAAACATAAAACTGAAGAAGAAAACGAAGAAGAACAATGATAATTTATAAACCGTATTATGAAGATAACACGAGAATATCAAATTCTTCTATAGGTTGGTTTCTAAAAAAAGGTCCTTTATACTTCCGTAATATGCTTGATGGTAAGGAAGAAGGATTAAAGTTACCGCAGTTAGAAAAGGGTACCATGATACATGAGTATATACTCCAACCAGATGAATTCTGGAATGATTATACAATACTTGAATATGAAGTACCTAAAGTAAAACAGCAAAAAGAATTTTGTGATTGGTATGTTACATTTAAAGCTACTGATCCATTAGAAGATGAAGATAAGATATTATTAAATGCTTATAATAAAGCATATAGTAATAAATTGTCTGATGATTCTAAATTAACAATAGCTAAAGACTTTATTCAAAGATATGATGAATATATTAAGTCAAAATCCTTGAATAATACTAAAAAAGCAATTTCATTTGCAGATCTTAATATGTTAAAGACAATTAAGTCTAATATTGAGAAACATAAGAAAGCAAATAAATTGTTAACAGATACTCCAGGAGTAGAATCTCACAATGAGTTTCATATTAACTGGACATTTCCTATTAAGACAGATAGTCTTAAAATGGATGAAAATAAGATCTGGTATGCACCTTGTAAGTCATTACTTGATAGATGTATATTTGATCATGTTAATAAGAAGATTATTTTAATTGACTTAAAGACAACTTCAGATGTCTATAATTTCAAACATTCTGTAGAGGAATTTGATTACTATAGACAAATTGCTTATTATTTATTAGCTATTACATGGTATATGAAAGATCAAGATATTGATATTTCAGATTATGATTGTGAAGCATACATTATAGCTATACAGACAAATGGTAATTATGAAGTAAGAGTATTTAACATGTTTAATGAAACAGAGTTAGACTCTCGTAAAAACATTATTATCAATGCATTATCAGAACTTTCATATCATTACCAAACTAATAATTGGGAGCATACTCGTAGTTATTACGAAGGAAATGGTACTGAAGAACTTGAATGATGTTAGTATATATATAGTTCCATTATTAGACGATAATCTTACATGGAATGATTTAACTGTAGAAAGCGGTTACATAAATGCATATACTACTGATAAGAATAGACCTTTTTTAGAAGAAAAGGTCTTTCTTTTATATGATAGTAGTGTTAATACTAAGGAATCTTTAGATAGATATAGAAAGTTTAAACAGTTAGACTCTTTATATAATACTAAATATATTACTATAAACAATAAGCATTATACTATTTATTGTTTAAGTAACCCTAAGTATAAAAAAGATATACATAAGCTTCAATCAACTGGTAAAACTTATAATGTAAGTGCAGCATTAGAAATAAATAGATTTTGGGCAAACGTGCCTGTTCCAGAATTAGCACAGAGGTTATTTCTAAATACATATAGATTTGGTGAGTCTATAAATGCTGAATTGCCAGAAGAAGATTATTATAGTTATGAAGAGCGTGATGAACTCTCATAACAAAATAGGCTGAGTAAATTAATACTCAGCCTTTCTTTTTTACAGTTAATCTAGCGAATTGATAATTTAGATAGAAACTTTTTAGAAGTTCATTAACTAATTCTATAAATAGTTCCTTTTTGCTTTTGGATCTGTTGCTTCTATTATACTCTTAAACGGGGTAACCTTGATTATATTTTTAAGTATAACCGGCATTCCTTTATAAGGGCCTCTGTCTATTATAGTAAAAGGAGTTCGATCGCCTACATATGAAGCAGGATTAAATAAATTAATAAAACTAGAAGCATTGTCAAACCAATTGAAAGCTGCTGTAGGAGACTTAATTAATGAAATAAATTCAAATGGATTATACATAGTTCTAAATTCAAATGCTGAACGCATTGCTAAGTAAGTAATAGACTAAGTTAACCATGTATCATACTCATCATCTCCATCTACTATAGTAGCCATAGCAAGAGCTACAGTAGTAGAAGCTGCGATGAGTACTAATTCATTTAGAACTCTTCTAACAGCATACTATTCATAATCTTTTAAGTTATTATAGTCTGCTAATAATTGTGTCATAGCAAAATGTCTCTATCCTATAACATTTTTTAAGAATTTACTAGTAGACCTATAATATCCTTCTTCTTCTACTCCTAAATCAAGATTAAACTATTTTTTCTTAAATCTATCATGCAGTGCAGATATCATAAAGTTACGATGTAACACAATATAAGAAGCTATAGAGTTAGCATGTACTGCCGCTTTATCTATTTCTCGTAAAGTACCATCAATTCTCTAAGTAAGTATATTAATCCTATTTCTTACCTCATTCTATAGCTTATCATTAACATACTGTTTATACTTATCCTATATCTTTATATTACCTTCTTTATCTTCTACAAATACATCATATAAAGTTACAGGCAATTGCTCAAATTTAGTACTATTAGAATTAAATTTATTAATATACTACTGTTTAGTCATAAAACCTTCTCCATCTACAAATCTATAACTGTGATATATACTAATAACTGTATGACTCTTAACAGTATAATCAGACTAAGTATAACCTGCAAACCAGAAATTTTGATTTATAGCTCTTAGTACCTAACTCTGATCCAATCTGTCAAATATCTCTTTATTGTCCTTTACTACTTGATTTAGTTGTAACAAATAAGACAATTTACCTTTAGGTACTGGATTACCAATATTAGCCATCATATCTGGTAACTGTCTAGCAAATTCATTAGAAGCAAATTTAAGGTCATTGGTATCAAAGAATCTGCCCATTTTAGCTTCTAAAGTAGTATAGGTAGCATCAGTAAAGAAAGAAGTACCAATAGACCACAAGTTACCTGATAGATTTACTTTAGTAACAAATCCTCGTATTATGTCTAATGTTTTACCTATATTTATCTCTTTATCTAATATATTTACTGTAATAGGAGTTTTATTTCTACCATACATTATTCTATCAACTAATAGCTAAGCTTGTTTATATACATTAGCTGAACCTGCTGTTTTTAGTTCTTTCTTAGTTCTAATTTGAATATTCTTTAGAAGATTGAGTAATAATTCAACATCATCCTATTGTTCTACCATATTATTATAATTAGCAGCCATATTATAATAAGCTATTACAGATGCGACAGCGTCTGTTGATATTTCATTGGTATCTTCTAGCATATTTATAAATCTTGTAGGTATTACTTTAATAGGATCGCCATTAGGCATAGTAGTAAAATCATCTACATAATCAGTATCATCTACTCTAGTAATAGCTACATCATCAAATATGTATTTCAAAGCATTTAGTACGCTATCTTTTCTACCTAATACTTGCATAAATCTTGCAGGTATTTGAGGCATTCTACCATCGTCACCAAATGTTAAGAATGATATATACTTGTTAGCCTTATTGATAGTATCAGATAAATCGTCATATAATTTCTTTAATTCAGGTTTATCAACTATTTCTTTGTATGCTTTAGTATTGTCATAATATTTCTTATTAGGCTATACAGTAGGACCAGCTGGATCCCAGTCCTTATTAAACCAATCTGATTGCCTATCTATAGTAGAGTATCTACTTATTGGAGCATACTCTGTATACTTTTCTAATAATTCATCTTTTGGTTTTAATTCTGTATAATACGAAGCTGGATGCATACGACCTCTACCATCCTCATAATGGTTATTATTAAACCAATCATTATAAGCTTCTGTGCCAGCTTCTCTAGCATTCTAGCTATCTTTATAGTACTGTTCTGTTGGAACTACTTCAGCAATATCACTAAATTTCTTATCAGTATCAATCTATTCTGTCCAAGTATATAGATTAGCAATATCCTAATCTAATTTCAAAAGTTCCCTTTTCTCAGAGTCTGACATTAAATTAGAATCTATTTTACCAGTACGAGGATCTTTGAATAGCTATTGAAATTCTCTACGTTTCTTTATAGCTTCTTTGTATTCTTCAGATTGTTCTACTTTACCTAAACTATCTAATTCATCGTAGAATTCCTAAGTGTACTATTTCTTTAAATTTCTTGATTCCCATAACTATAGTTGAGTAGATCCTTCACCATACTTAGCTACTACTTTTGCTCTATCTCTATTATAGCTTTCTTTATCTGTTTTATACTTTACATGCTATTGAACTATTTCATTAAAGGAATGCAACTCATTAGCTATGATTAAATCATCCCCTGTTTTTATACTACCATCTAGATTATATCTATTAGATAGTAGAGCTTTTTGTCTACGTAAACTAATTAATGAATTATATTCAGATTCTGATAATAAGTTATCATATTCTACTCCATCTACTGTAATAGGATCTGCTATAGTATTAATATAGTTATTAATCTCATTTATAGCATCCCTGGTTTTCATAGAAAGCATTTTATTTCTAGTTGAATAATACTCTGGCTTATACTTTCTATTAGCTCTATCAGAGTAGAATTTATTAACTCCATCAAACCATTTTCTTTGAATATCTTCATCATCAGGCATTATGTATTGGTCATGCTCATCTTTTTGTATTCCTAATTTACTAGATAAATTATTTAGATATTCCTTCTAATCTCTTTTGAATTGCCCTTTATTGATAGGAGTAACCTTTAATCCAGTATATGTGCCGTCGTCATACTTCTCATATAGTAATTTTTGAACGTCATTACCGTATTTCTCTTTTACTTTATTCAGCTACTTAACTAATTCAGTACCTACCTACAATGTTTCTCTATCTGTCTTATTGACAGTATTCTATAACATATTAGCTATAGTTTGCAATACCATATTATCGCTATTAGTAGCCATACCAAACCAATTCATAAATATATTAGTATCATGTTTAGGATCGTCTAACCATGCTAATACTTTATCTATATAATCTTGCGGTACAGCTCTAGATTGCAAGTATTCTTGTAAGAATTGGTAACCTTTTTCTTTAAGTACATTAGTAAATCTATTGTTTACTATAGTTAATTGCTAAGCTATATTCGCAATATTCTACTTTATTGTTGGGTACTCAGGTAATTCTTTGAATATATCAGTAGTATCTACTGCGTATTGGATCTAATCAATAAGAGGTTTATAGAATCCTAAATAGTCATTAGATAGCTGTCTAATTTGTTTAGCATTAATGTCACCTATTGATTTAGATAAGAATTTAATACTATCTTCTATAGTATCACTTACATGCTGTACGAATTGTAGTATACCTTGTTCAGTTTCAGATTTAGACAATTGTGATATAATAGTAGATATTTGGTTCCATACTTTAGGATTTTTTACATTGTAATGTTTAATGGCATTTAATCTATCTTTTAATCCTTTCTATATCTTGTCATATAGTTTGTCTATCTATTTTTGTTGATTATTGTCTAATTTACTGAATGTTTCACCACTGTATTCCTCATCGTAATGATCAATTGAATGGATACTTATCTCTCCCTGATTAACTTTATCAAGTAAAGACATAGCGTAATCTTGCAAATTAGATATATCTTCGGGTAATTTAGAATAAACAATGAATTTTTTGCCAGTAATTATCCTATTTATTATACCTTTTATAAATATCCACAGTCTCTAGAACTTACTTCTGTCAGTTAATTTTAAATGAGCACGAAATGCTGTGTTTGATAGTACTTCATTTAAAAACTCATCACTCTACTAATCTTTACCTAAACCATATAACACACTCCCTATTTTCTTTCTATATTCAATTTGTAATTCGTCAAGTAAATTTTTAAATTGCTCATTAGTTTCATATTCTTTACGCAAGTAAATATGTAACATTTCATGAGCAACATCTTCGGCGTTTAACTATACCGATGAAGAATTAATTACATCTGAATACAAATATAAGGCAGCTCCAGCTTCGGCTCTAACTCCTTTTTTGTGACCTTTATATATTACAAATGGTCTGTTGACTTTATTTAATTTCTTAAGAAGTTCTTTAGTTTGAGATTTTACTTCATCGTGATTAATAAAGAAGTTTACTACATCCACAGTATCTGCAAATTCTCCTAACTATTCCAATAAAGTATTAGAAGTATCCTGTTTAACTTCATTTCTTTTATTGTAAGCTTTAATTAACAGCTCACCATTTTCATCTACTTGTTTAGATAATTCATCTGATAATTGTGTTTTAAAAGCTTCTGTAAAGGTTTCAGCCTTTGCTAGAATAGCTTGTTCACGATTATTATCAAACTAGCTTAAAAGGTCTGAAAATAGTTTAGAATCCTCTCCGTTAGGAGCTTTATCTAAACTATTACCTTTATTCTAATCCCAAAGGTAGTAGGCTTTATTTTCACCTACTACCTTTACTAACTCCTTCCATTCGGGAAGATTTTTATTTGGACAATATTTATTCATATTATAAATTACATATAAATTTGTTAATCAAACCTTCCACTTCTTCTGGAGTAGTTGGATTTTCTTTACGTAACAATTGAGTAAATTCTTCCATTTTATCATCTATACTAGATGCTAAATCTGTATTATCTTTGCTTAATTCGGTCAGGTATTCCTTCATCTTATACAAAAGATCAGCCTCTAACTAAAGAAGATTTTTAGAGTCTTCTTTACTTTCTTCAGCTTCGCTAAGTACTACACCTTGTTCATTATCATCTTTATCATCCTGATCCCATTCAAATTTCATATCCTATTGCTCTTTAGCATAATTCATATTCTAATATGGAGGAAGATCTGTAATCAAATGAATATCAGAATTCTACCAGTTAGGTTTGCTATAATCATCTGCCATATCAGCTAATGCTTCCTGATTTTGTAAAGCTTCAGTGTAATCCCATACACTTTCTTTATTAAAATCAAATTGAGATTCTTTACCGTATTCTACTACAGTATGTCCTCTGTATTTGTATCCTTTCTTAGATACTAATCCATAGATAGGTATATAATTTAAACGTCTGGTTTCTGGATCAGCTGCTTGTTTATAACCTATAAGAGAGTATACATGATAATTAGCTGGAGTACGCCCTAAGCCATCATTTATCTTAATATACGGGTAGAATATAGGGAATTTACCTTCTATTAGTTTACCTTTATCATTAACATAAGTCATTGATAACCAATTACTAGGTCTAATAGCAGGTCTATCTGTTTTATCCTACCTTTCTCCTAATATGATATTAGGAACTACAGACTAATCATTTAACGATATAGAGTATAATTTGACTCCTTTATTGTTATACAGATCTACTGGTCTTACTAACTTGTCATTTTGCCAGTTATTTAAGAATAAGTCATCTCTTACTATAGATTGATCAACTCCATTAGATAATTCATCTAATTTAGTCTATATATAGTCAGTATAACCCATTGATATTTTATAACTATTTGGAACATATTGGAAGAATGAATTCATAGTAGGATTATCTCCTGAAGTAAGGAATGCATATACTACTAAATCTTTAAATAATTGGCTTACTCTAGGTTCTGGATCATCTATTAATTCTCTCCAATAGTTTATCAAGTTATTAGCTTGTGATTGATCAGCATCAAGTAAAGATGAAGTATCAATGAAATCTAAACCATTATAATCTATATTTGGTATCAGATAATTTATAAAGTCATTATTTATAGTACCATCATTGTTTAAGAATCTACTTAGCTTAGGATTACCTTTTAGTATTTCATACTTAAAGTTATTGATACGTTTTGCCATTGACATTTTTCCAGTAAACATACTGTTAATATCAATACCGTTTTGGTATATAAACTGGTTAAAGAACCCGCTCTTAATTTGAGCTTCCATTCCTGAAATAAGAGCATTAAGTAGTTTAGAATCAGCATTATTCTTTCTACCAAGTAATGATAACATTATGTCTTTCTTACTTAAGAAAGTATCAGTGTTTCTAAGTAATAAGTTCTTGAATATAGAAGTACCAAACGGAATACTGTTTTCTGTCTTTTTAGCAATAAAAGTTTCATTATAGAAACGTTCAATTTCACCATCTGCAAAATTAGCATCCTCTGTCATTGCCCACATACCATTATAGTATGTTTGTTGTTCAGCAAATGTCTTACCAGTTTTCTTAGTATCTACTTTAGAATACTTAACCAAATTAGCCAATGAATCAGCATATGGTTTTAATGCTTTCCAAGCATAATATATACGAACCTATTCTTCGTTAAAGTTACTTATTTCTTCTTTATTTAGCTTGAGTAACTCTCTTGTTCTAGATGTATATTCACCATTTTCTTTCTGATATGTACTAAACAAGTCTTGATATTCGTTAGCTCTTGAATTTTCATTGCCGTTTATAAACTCATATTTTTTCCTATACTTCTTAGTAGGATCATATTTATCAAGTACTGATTCAATTGCTTCATTTTCTAACTGAGTAGGAGTTTTAGTTCTATCTATACCATACTTACCCTTAGTCTTTATTACAGCTTCTGCCATTTCTTTAAGGATAGGTTGAGCAACAAAGTAGAATGTCTACTTACCTTTACCAGTACGTAACAAGAAAGAAACCATATTGTATGTCCATGAATTAACATTCAATCTTACAATATAAGGGTCTTTAGCAATATCTACGAAACCATTGATCATAGCTGATAACCAGTCAAGTATTCTACCACCTTTCTTCATGCCTGCCACTGGAGTATCGTATATACCACCTATATTCCATATATTTAGAGTATTGGTGAACACATCTCTAACCATGCTAAGTTTAGTAAGCTAAGTAAGAATGTGATGAGCATTATTCAAGGCAAAAGGTCCAATACCAGCCTTACCACCAGTATATTCAGCCTTTCTAGCTTCTTGATATGTAGGTGAATATACTTCAAATGGAGTAGGATGATAACTACTAGGTCCTTCTATATCTCTAAGTACCTCCTTAACATTCTCTGTAGCATTATCAATAGACAATTTAAGAGAGTTAGTATTATCTCTAGTAAGTAATACCTTTAAATATGCTTCCAGCATTTCATTCTTTATAGAATTACGCACTTCGTCATACTTAAGAGAATTACCTTTGTTAAACTTGACACCATTCTTATTATATGCAAATCTAGCTACATACAATTTATCAATATCGAAGTCAGAACCAGTAAGTTTAGTAAAGTCTTCTGGCAACATGATAGTATCACCCATTATTTCAGGGAACACATCTACAAATCTTAATGGAGATATAGATGCAATTGACTGAGTAGGAATACGATAACCTATCGCATTAGCTTTAGCTTTATCACCAATAATTTCATGATCAATAAGCCACTGTCTAGCTTCTCTATATGTTAAGTTTTCATAATTAGGTATAAAGTATTTAAATAAGTTTATACTTACTACCGAATCCATTGAACCCTCCTCATTTATAGATTTTAATACTCTACCGTCATTTATCATATTTGGTGTTACTACCTTAGTAGAAGTAGCTTCTAGACCTAAAGTAGATCTTTGGATAAATGCTCCACCAGGTATATGAACATCAATAACCTACTTATTGATCATAGAGATAAATCTACTTTCTAACCACTTATTATCTGATAAAGAAGACAAAGGCATTATAAATTTATTATTAGCTGTTTTGAGACCAGATAATACATTATCGTTAGCATCAGATTCTCTAGCATCATCTTCTAACATTTTAGCTAATTTGGTTACATTTACACTACCGTCTTTGTTGAATAATTCATCTTCTAAGTCTTTAACACCCATATCAGATAATTTATTCAAAGCATTCATAATAGTATCCTTAATTTGTCTACCAGTTACCTGTTGACCTTCAATACCATATAAATCATCCATACGTAGATTAGATAGATTTACTTTCATAAACTGAGTACCAGCCATCTATTCTTCGTGAGTATGAGGATTAGTCTCTAATTGTTGTCTTAAGTACTTAAACTTCTGAGTATAAGTAACTAAGTTATTAAAGTCATTTAGAGTATTTCCTTCTTCGTTAATTAACTCATCAGTAACTTTAGCACTAAGAACAGTTTGACCATCTCTTAGTTCTATTTCACTATCTTTAGCTACTCTATAGAACTTCATAGGAGATCTAGAACCAGCTTTAACAGCAGAGTCAAATAGAACCATATCTACTGGTTTACTTGGGTCTACCATCCTGTCATACAATGCTTTAATGTCACCTGTAGCTATACTCTTGAATAATGGGAATAGAGCCATCTTATTAAAATAAGGTATACCTAATCCCGGTATTTCATTGAATCTAGTACCGAATGCCATATACTTCATAGCATTTAGAATAACCTTATTAGCTTCTGCATACAGTTTAGGATCTGAATCCCATAGATTAGCTGTATCTTCATTAGTAAGAATTTCAAATGCTTTCTTTATTTCAGGAGACCATACCCCACGCATTCTAAGTAGATCTCTAGTCATATTAGGGCTAATATATACAGCAGCATCCGCTACATTTATACCTTCTTTGTAACCTTCTACTTCTACTTTAGCAGCTTGTTTAGCTATCTTGACTGATTCAGGATAGATCTTTTCAATCTCTTGAATACTTAAATCTTTTACCTGATTCCAAGCATCTTCACCTTCTAATTCTTGAATAGTTTCCTTAATATTACCTCTAGTAAATAATCCTTCATAGATGTAGTATTGCTTGTCCATTATTTCATGGTCTTTTAATTCAGCAACTACATATTCATCTCTAATAGGATCATTAAAGAAATCTAGTCTGTTATTCAAACCAGTAGAAGTAAGAGAACCAAGACGTTTGATTTTATCAATAGACACATCTACAGGACCATATTGATCATACTTTACTTTATAGTAAGCAGGAGCTCCACTGAATAACTTTTCTACTTCATTAATAGATATTATACTATTAATTGTATAATCAGCTAACATGTCAAATGTAGCGTATCCTTCAGCATTAGTTGGATCAAGTTGACTATAAAATGCCTTTCTATTGTTCAATTCAACATCATCAAGCAGCTTATTACGCAAACTCCAAATATCATTATTTTCATTACCTTCAATCAAGCCTAACTCTTTAGCTGTAGCTATCTCCTGTTTAACACGTTCATTGATCAAAGAGCTTAAAAATGCTTTCTGCGTATCTTTAGATAAGTTAAAGAAGTAATCTTTAGCTGTCTAAAGATTTTCTTTAGCTGATTTCATAGGATCATTGAAGCTAACAAAGCCTTTAGATGTTCTAATACCGGTTAACAATAAGAATCTAGCGCCATTTCCTTCTAATTTCTTAGTATGCTTCTTACCATTCTTATCCTTCCAACTTACTTTATTTGGCGTATGGAAATTCTTTATTCTTCTAGTAGGTTCTAACCAATCATTATTGATAGTACTATCTTCATTGTAATGCAATCCTGTTTTCTCATCATAATGAGTTGGATCATCATCTATCTGTCTTAAACACAATTCTATTTGATTCAATTCATCATAACAATATCCCAGTAAAGTATCCATACTTTGCTCCCCATATTGGATATAAGCACCTTGAGGAGTGGTATTGAACTTTATTCTTTCATGAGGCAACTTAATTCCTCTAATGAAATGGTATGTCTTTTTATCTGCTACTGTAGGGAATATTATTCTATCGTTAAATACAGCTACCATTTTAGCAATATAATCTTCTCTATCAGTAATACCAAAGTAATCTCTACCTACATCTTGTGATGTGGTATCTTTGAAGTTTATTAGAGTTTCTATAGATAGATCTTTATTACCTCTTTTAACTGCATTTAGAATAATAGAATTACCATTGTATACTACAGCATTTAGATTATCAAAAGTATCCTTATCATTTACTATTTCATTAAGTCTGTCTTTTGCAAAGTTATTCTAAGATACCATGTAATAGCTATTACCATCTGGACCATAGCTACTTAGACTCTTATCTGTAGCATGTTGATAAGCATAGTAATTTGCTATTTCCTTAACAAAACCTTGTGTATTCCATACCTAAGTAGGTTGTATTACTCCTTCTGGGCTCTCTATATCTTTAATAGTATTATCTTTATTAATAGAATTTTTGATACTATCTAATGTTTCTATTAATCTAGGAATACCACCAAATTTAATTCTATTTACTAAGAAAGAATTTAGTAATGTATATTGGTCTGATCTAGGATTACCGTAATCTCCAGACATTAACATTCTATTGAGCGTTGGTTTATCTATACCTACACCTACAGAATTTAACATACGAACAATTATATCCTTTAGATACTCTTGGTTAGCTGCTATATGCAAATCTACATTGTTATCGCCTACTTTTAATATACCTTTATTGTTGGTAAAAGCATTTCTAATTCTGTTAAAATTGTCTATTATAACTCGTAAGGTTTGTTTAGCATTATCTGTAGCAACAATAGCACCTGCTTCATTATATCTATATATACCAGCATTATTGAAAAAGTACTGCGACCATACTTTAGGATAGTTAGCTGCTTTTACATCTACTGTATTGTCTTTTAATTCCATTTTTGTAAGACCAGTATCCGCATCTTCACTAATCTTTACTGTTATATAGTTGTTAATGTCAGAAGTAATTACAGTTTCTATCTTAGTAAGCATAGCTTCAGCTTGTGTAGCTACATTTACATCTTCACTCAAAGAGTTCTTTACCAGAGTAGTTAGTCTAAGCAATAATGCTTGATAGAATGTATTACCATTCTTAGCAAAGAATTGCACTCTATCAATAATATTAGATATAGTTCTGCACCCAGATAAATCTTTCAATATGTTTGTCCAAGCTATATTTGGATCTACAAAACTAGGAAAATGAGTATATTCATCAAACTTAGTTTGCGGAGTACCATCTTTCCCTATTTCATATACAGGTATAGTTTGAAAGAAGAACTTTACTTCAGCAGGAGCATTATCTCTAATAGAGATGTTCATACCCTCTATTGTATGCTGGCCTATGTTTACTCCTTCGGCTCCTTCTTCTATATTAGCTAAAGTATCACTTTCATTTCTATCTATTGATCTAATTCCTAATTGCTTTAGTTTAGTAGTAAGCATAGGAAGTATAATAGAGTCAAATTTGTCTACTACTTCATTGATTATATCAGATGGATACTTGTAAGCTTGAGCTTGAAGTATAAGTTTAAGTCTGTCAAATTTAGGAGCTTCCTTAGATAAGTCAGAGTAATTAATAGTCTTACCATCTGCAAATGATACTTGGAAGAAAGCATAAGTTAAACTATTTACAATGTCATTCAATTGTTTAACTGTCTGAATATGTTTAAATTTATATCCAGATACTTCCATATTAGCTCCATCACCTTTGTATATTTCTCTGAATCTAGCTACATTTTCAGCATTAGGTTTCAAACCATAATACTTACCTCTATTGATCGCTGAGTATACTTTAGCTAATCCATATTGACCAGTTCTAATCCATAATTTGATAAAGTCGTATATTCTTCTAAACCAGTTCTTAGTATCAAATCTATAATTACCTGATTCAGTTAACATAAAGTCTTTAAACTGGTCAGCTAATTTTTCATCAATCTGTTTATCATTTAGACCTTGTTCTCTATACTTCTTATATATCTTATCTCTATGTTTAGAATCAATCAACAACTGTGATACTCTGTGCCATGCTTCATGATATTGAACACCTTCTGGAGCCTATTCCGAAATCTTTATTGAGTCCTCTGTTACTCTACCTACTACTAAATTACCAGCTTCTGTAACATCTATTATGGATGATACTATTTCAGGAGTAATACCCAAAGTAGACTATATCCATTCTTTAGCCTATTTTGGATCCATTTTATCCTCCTCATTAATAGCTAGTTTAGATACTTCTTCTTCAGATACTTCCATATTAGGACCTTTTCTACCTTTACCGTCCAATATAGAAAATATTTCATCCAAATCAATAGTAGTCTATTTGCCAGTTTCATCAGGTAGGGTAATACTGCCCATTTTAGTTTCTTCTTGAACTTTTTGTTGTGATTGCTCTACTTTACTTTCTGCATTTTTATCCACTAACATAACATCATCAATGTATATGTTAGCATCTTGCATAGTATCTGCTATATCAGTAAGTAAAATACCTTGCTTTATGTACCAACCAAGTACACTGATGCCATTAGGATAGCTAGAGTCTACCTATTTGTTGCCTTTGCTATCTTTAATAATACCGAAATCTTTGTTAGTAAATTCTAAAACATTGGGTATTAGAGTAATCTTATCTACATTATTGTTCTTCAAGAATAAAGCTAAAGGATACAATTTAGGATCTTTTACTTGAGATTGTAAATCACCTCCCAAATAATTAGAGCTTAGACCAGTTTCATCTATATTCCAATGGAAATTATCCATTATATATTTTTTCAGTCTTTCTCTAATCTCAGGTACAGTATTTATATCATTTAAGTTGTACACCTATTGACCTACTACTAACTGATTATCCTCTGCTAAATAGAATTGTTTGTTCATTCTAGCTCTTACTTGTTCAGGAGATAATCTAGTATCATTAGGATTAGTGGCTGTTTGAGGGCCAAAGTTCACTAAGAACTGTAATACATTCTGTGGAGTAACGTTAGTAACAACTCCATTCTTATCAGTATAGAATTGATCCTTAGAAGTAACTAAATCAATAATTAAATCTGCTACTTCAGGTTTATCTTTAAAGTTATCGTAATTAAGAACAACTCCTATCTATGATGTACTACCATCATCTCTAGAAGTCTTAATCATCCATACTGGCTTACCCATAGGGAAACCCTTAGCTGATATTACTTGGTTTTTAAATCTAATTACACTACCACCCAAACTACCCGTAGTAATGCCTACTTGAGTATTTTCAGGATTAATCTAGTACGGGTCTTTAATGGTTAACCAAGAAGAATCTGTAAGTTTTCTATTTTTAGGACTACCATCTTCATTCTTAAGATTTACAATCTTACCATTTGTTTTTCTAATGGTAGTAGGAACTATTTCTAAGTTAGGATTAGCTTGTACTTGTTTATTAAGTTCTAGAACTTTATTACGTAAAGCACTAAGATTATTTACAATTAGCTATTGGTCATTAAAAGGTAGTCTGTTAAAAGCTCTATTTCCTCTAGCATACAGCCCTTCTATTGTCTTAATACTAGCAATGTATTCTTTACCTTTGTAATTAAATAAAGCGTATATAGCATCTGTAGTAGTACCATCATCTTTAGTATATGGTCTTACTACTATACGTACTCCATTCTTAGTTACTTCTTTAATAAAGTCAGGTTGACCTGTAACTTCTGCAAATTCCTCATTATTAAGGTATTGTTCCATACCTTGGAATTTTTTAGAAGTCCTAATCCATTGACCCTATTCATTCTATTTAGATTCAGTAAGTCTGTAATTTAACTCATGAGAATATGGATCCAGTCTAGAATCATATGTGAGCTCTTCTAACTATCTAGGTTCTGATGTTTGTGTTTCTTCTGGCGTTTGAACTGGCTCTTCTGAAACTTGAGTTGGAGTTTCTAAAGCTTGCTTAGCCTCATCACCAAGCCATCCTCCAAGTATATCACTAAGAGTTGGTACATCTTCTATAGATAAAGGTTCTGTCTTAGTAGCTTCTTCAACTGGAGATACAGGAGTAGCAGTCTCACTAGGAACAGTAGCAGGCTTTTGAGCTTCTTTCTATTTAGTCTGTATGTTCTATTGCTCTCTCTAAGCTATTTCCTCTCTAGCTTCTTGAGCAAGAAGTTTCAATTCTTCAGCTCTAGCTTTTTCTCTATTTTGTAAGTTCTGTGATATTTTCCACTCTCCTGAACTAACAAAATCATTATAAGCTTCTTTTAATAAATTAGAATCAATTTTATTTTCTATTGCTTCTTTCAACTGACTTACTAACTGTTTAGCTTTATCAGAATTACCGTTGTTATATACTTCTTCTTCTAATTGATTTCTAAGATCGTATATTTCCTACCATCTTTCAGCTTCCTGTCCTTCTGCTCTATCCATTTGTGAAGCAGCAACATACTCAGAATAATTCTTTACATTAGGATGTTGAGATATAAATGACTCACGCAAAGCATCACTAGCTTGCTTGTAAGCTTGACCAAATTCATTATTTGTATTCAATACTACTTTACTGTTTCCACGGCTATCTCTTTCAGTAGTAAAGAATTCGTTCTGAATTTCTTTAGCATTCTGTCTAGCTGACTTTACACCCTCATCTTCCTGTGGTTTTTCCTACTCTTGAACAGGAGCTGGTTCTTGTTTTAAAGGTTCTGGAGTAACTTCTTCTCCTTCTTCTGCTACTTTCTCCTATGTTCTACCAGAATACAAGTCTTCTATATCTTGAACAAAATCATCTTCTTTAGCTTCAGAGTTCTTCCATTTATTTATTTTAGCCATTATAGACTTCTTATCGTCAGAAGACATCAAGTTATTTTCTTCACGTGCTCTAGCTTGATCTAGACCAGAAAGAATCAACTATTCCTGAGCATCGGCTAAATCCTGATGTATAGACGGAACCTAAAAATCAGATTCAGTTAAATTATATTCACTTAATACTTTCTTAAGTTTATCATAACTGTTTTCTAATGCCTTTTTATCAGTATTTAATAGATTTCTGAAATGAATTACATCTGCTTTAGATGTACGTATACCCGTATTCTTTTCAAGATCATTGAGTTTAGTACTATTCTACTCATAATCATTTATAAGTCTATTATATACTTCTAATTCAGAATAAAGAGAAATAGCATTTCTTATATCTTCTACAGATATTTGAGAACGTTGTTCATCAGATAATTTAGATATTACTTTCTCGATTTGCTTATTTACCTCTTCTCCGTTCAGCAAACTTTGCATCTTATTAGAAGATGCTACAAAATTTTTATCTGCTTCTTCAACTAGCTTATCATAATGATCTTTTAAAGCTATAAGTATATTGTAATCCTCAGTATTTGGTTCTATACCCAATGCTTCAGCCTACTTTAATGCTGACTCAGATGTAGCTATATTCTTTACTCTATTAGCATTATTTCTTTCAGTTTCTATATCTTCTTGAGTAAGACCATCAATATTGGCAGATTGAAGATTGTCAAATGACTGCATTAAGTTATCCCACTTATTATTAGCAGCCATTTCCGCATATACAATGTCTTTTCTTACTCTATCTTTTTGATCTAGTTTTTCAGCATACAAAGCTGATAGCAATTTATCAGCCTATAGTTGGTCCTTAGTTTGTAAGTAAGTAGTAGCAGCACCTATTCCACCAGTCATTAGACCACCAAGTAATGCGCCACCTTTAAAATTCTCTAAGAATTCAGCATCATCAGAATATACTGAATCCCAAGGAGTAATTGCAGCAAATATAGACCTTGCTCCAGAACCAATATTTTTAATAAAACTCTTAGCTAGATTAGGATCTTCTTCAAAGTGTCTATTAATATAGTCCTAACCTTTCATATATTGAGTTCCTTCTTCAGCTCCTTCCATAGCAGAAGATATGAGAATTCTACCACCTAAATCTAATATTGCTTTTCTCTTAGTCTTTTTAGGCAGTTTATCTACACTATCTATACCAAAGCTGGTTATATCGTCTATACGTTCGGCTAATTTACCCTTTAGGAAACCTTTGCCTTTATCGTACTTATTTGCTAAAGTTTTTAATCCTCTTACACTCTTAGCCATTTTACCCAGTGGTACAACTTCTAACATAGTTTGAGTAGTATCCCAAGTAGACAAAGCCATATTGTCGGTATAAAGTGATTTCATACCTTCAAAATTGTTAAGACGTATTTTATCGAACTTAACATTGTTTACTTTTACTTGATTAGTAAGTAATTGATCGTATACGTAATCATCATTATCAATCTATTCTTGAGTATAAGAACCCATTCTTTGCATTTCTGCTTTGGCATCCTTTAATAACTGTTTAGAAATACCACTTTTATTAATCTGATTAAGTACAGCAGATTTATAGTTACTGTATACTTCTCCTTTAGATTCTCTTTCTCTACTTAACAGATTGCCTAATATAGATACTCCTGCCCCAGCAACCATACCAGCCGCTGCTCCAATAGGGCCAAAACTAGAACCTATGGATGTAGTAGCATATGTAGTTCCAGTAGTAAGTATATCATTAGTAATAGTAGCTGCTGAAGAACCTAATAAACCTGGTAATTTAAATAAATAAGTATCTATATCAGTAAGATCCATACCTGGTTGCTGTGACTTTCTACGATAGTAATCAGATGTTAATTTACTATTGTATTCATCAGCAGTATTTTGAGCAACATCAGCCTAGAATAAGGCAGAACTCTTTTTAGCATACAAAGTATTAGGATCTGCATAAGACCCTGTTGCTTTATCTATCTGTTCAGTTGTCTAACGATCTATTTCACTTAAAGCTGAATTCCAATTTCCATTAACGAAATCAGTTTTCAGCTTTGTATTCAAAGAAGAATCATTTAATTTATCATTTAAGATATTATCATATGCTTCCTTGTTATTAAGAATAGTATCTGATAATTGTTTTACCTCCTGTTTTAAGTCTTGGTTATTAGGGTCTTGTCTTAATTGTGGAAGTATGGCATTGATATTGCGTACAGCTTGAATATAATTTTTAGCATTTAGAATTGTATTATAATCCTAATCAGCCATTACATAATCACCTAATGCACTATCTCTAATAGCTTCATTTCTTTTAAGATTCCAATCATTAAAAGCATTAGATACCCAATCTGTAACCCCATAATCATCAGGAGCCCCCTCATAAGAGGGGTTCTCCATAGTATGGAAATATTCTTCTATATTAGCTTTAGGAGCCTAGTAAGCATCATATAAAGCTGTTCTCTATCTTATACTATCTATTAATGATGTATCGTATACTTTTCTCTTCATAATTATCAATTATACATTCCTAATGTTTGTAATGCAGAAGTTCCATATTCTTCCTTAGCTTGAGTAGTACCGCCTATACCTGTAGGTGAACCACCTTGCCATCTTTGATTTACTCTTTGCCAAAATTCTGGGGCATTGTTAGTATTTGGTAGTGTTTTGAATATATTCATTTCAAAATATTCGTGTCCATCTTCTCCAACCACCTCTGTAACTTCAGCAGCTTTGTATAAATCCTTTAAAGCAGTTCTAGTACTTTGTCTACCAAACGGAGCTACTAAGTTATCTGCAAATCCTCTTGTTAGACCTTTATCACTCCATAAACCAGTACCTAAAGTTTGTTCTATAGTTTCCTTTGGAATTCTTATTTTACCAGATAAAGCAAACGTACCTGGTCCTACTTTTACCATTTTTCCTTCAGGTAAGAACTATACATCAGCTAGATTACCAGATTCTAGTACTTCCTTCAATGGGAAACTTGTATCTCTACCAATACCTGCTACTCTTTCTGCTTTTCTAGGAGTAGTTTCAGAAACAATTTGAAATACTGTTTCAGGTAATAGGAAACCTCTAGAATCATTAAATTGGTATACATTCTTAGTAGTACCATTTTCATCTTTTACTTCTTGTTGTGAACCACCTATACCAGTTAATAAATCATCACTCTCAAGTAAGCTAACATTACCTTTAATCATATCCAAAGCTGAGTTTACACCTTTTAAGTAACCTTGTTTAGAATATTCTTTATTACCGCTTACAGATATAGGAGAGAAGCCGGATACTTTTTGGAATTCATCTCTAAGTACATGTTTATTAGCAAGACCGATCATTTGAGCTTGTAATCTATCAGCTGCATCAGATGCACTTCTAGCTACTATTAAGTCATTATCATTACCTGTAGCTCTATAAGCATTAGAATACTGCATTGCAGCCTGATTAAGTTGCATATATGAATTCATCATATTATCAATATTCTATACACCTTTCTTAGCATCTTGAGCTATCTTAGTATTTGGATACTTACTTATTAGACCTTCAATATAATTTCTATATTGATCAAATCTAGAACC